AAGAAGGCATCAAGCCCGAGGCCATTGGCGGACATACAAGTCTGGCAAGCGTGGTTGGGTTAAAGAGTGTTGGCGAGGCGATGCCAGCAAAGGAACCGTCTTTAAGGACTACAAAATTGAGGAGAAGAAATGAGAGACACGATAGACATCAAGAGTGAATCTGACTTGACCAAAGATATTTTGTTTGGCTTGTTTGATTGTGTTGACGGAGTTCTTTATTGGAAAAAATCTCCAAGTAACAGCGTTAAGGCTGGCACGAAGGCTGGCAACAAAACAAATCAAGGCTACATACAAGTCAAGATCAACAGAAAATATTACAAGGAGCATCGTTTGATTTTTAAGATGTACAGCGGGTACTTTCCCAACGAGATAGACCACATCAACGGGGTTAGAGATGACAACAGAATGGAAAATTTACGTCCAGTAACACGCAGCGAAAATTTGGTGAACGGGAAAGTCAAGTGCGGAAACACATCTGGCGTCAAAAACGTAAGCTGGCATAAGCAGCACAAAAAGTGGCGAGTCACGTTGGGTATTGGTGGAAAAGTTAAACACATCTGTTACTCGAATGATCTTGAATCCGCAAAACTGGAGGCTGTAAAAGCTCGCAACCAATACTTTGGAGAATTTGCAAATCATGGATAAAACATTAGACATGGCCCGTCAAGCGGGTGTTCGTGATGATGGGCATCGCTTTGAGTTTGACCTGCACGACCTTAAAAAGTTTGAAGAAATTGTTCGCGCGTACGCTATCGCCGAGGAGCGTGACGCCTGTGCTTATTGGGCGGGGATTGCACTACTTGGTGCTGATCGTGGGCTTGCCAATCGTGTTGACCAAGCCATCCGAGCAAGAGGAGAAACCAAATGAAAACCACGATAGACATGGCCCGTGAGACCAAGATGCCTTACGACTTTGCAACTGGTGAGCCAATCTACCTTGAAAAACTTAAAGCCTTTGAAGCCCTTGTTCGTGCTGATGAGCGTGAGGCGTGTGCAAAGGTGTGTGATAAGCGGTACATGGGCGATAACAACCGCGAAGACATGGAGGCAAAAGAATGCGCCACCGCCATCCGAGCAAGGGGGAACACATGAAAGACGAAGCATTGAAGCTGGCGCTGGAGGCGTTGGAAGCTGGTGATTGGTACATCGGACAACTTGAAGCAATTGTTTACCACGCTGATGATCTTGGCACACACGAAGACCGAGCGAAGATGCAAGCCGCCATCACCGCCATCAAGCAAGCCCTTGCAGCACCTGTGCAGGAGCCTGTGGCGATGCCTGCGGATTGGTTTGCGGGGATGTCAGAAGAATATCGAAAAAAGGCTTTTGGGATTGCAACCCCACACGCAGCACAGCGGCAATGGGTTGGGCTGACGGATGAGGAGAAACTGCACATTGAGATCATGGGTGGCAAGTCAGATGTGATGCTGGCTGAGATGGTTGAAGTCAAATTAAAGGAGCGCAACGCATGAAAAATATAACTGTGTCGCGGGACAAAGTTGAGCAATGGCTTGAAGATTTGGAATATTCAAATTCAGATAAGAATGTAATTGCAGCCATCAAGCAAACCCTTGCAGCACCTGTGCAGGATCCGCTTGCTACCAAAACGGAAAAAGGAATTGTTCTGCACGTTGGATGGGATGATTTGCCAGCAGGAACCAAGCTCTACACCGCCCCGCCCGTACAGCCAGCACCTGTGCAAGAACGTAACTTTTGCGAACGATGCGGTAAACGATTAGGCGACAACATTCACACTTGCACCCCACCCGCACAGCCAGCACCTGTGTATGTCAAGACGTTTCACGGCGGCAAGCCTTGGCCTTTGCATCCAGCACCTGTGCCTGATGCGTTTGGAACGCGAGAGGGTGAGCATCCGCAATACATCCAAGGCTGGAACGACTGCCGCGCAGAAACTTTAAAGATGAGCAAGCCATGAACGCCGTCATCATCTGCGCCGTCTGCAACAAGCCGGTTGAAAAGCTGGTTTGGCATGACGACTTCAATACCCACGTCAGGCACATCACTGCTCACTGCCACGGCGACATGGACAGCATGGCATTGACCGCCGACTTTGTCATGGAGGCTGGCGGTGGCAAAAACTTCATAGAGGGAACAGCTTTTCAAACAAAAAGGATCACCACATGACTAAAGAAGAAGCCCTCGCAGCCATCAAGCTGCTGTCCGCGCTGGAGTCGTGGAGCTTCAGCTTAAAAGAGCGCACGCCAGACTACTTGCATGAAGACCTGCACGTCACGCTAGAAGTTCTGGAGCGCATCGTATTGGAGAAGCCACAAGAGAAGTACACCTACGGCACGCCACTGCTGGATGCCATGACCAAGGATAAACCATGAAGAAGATCAGCGAACGAAGCATGCGCCTGACCATCGCCATGATGCGCTCTATGGCGAACTGCAAACCCATCAGCCCGTTCCACTTGGAGGCATCCAAAGAGATGGAGGCCATGCTGGAAGAACTGCTGGACCTGCGTAAGAAACTCAAGGAGAAGAAGTGAAAAAAGACACCAAGGCGTGGGCCATCAAGCTCAGAGGCCGCAGCTTCTATCAAGACACCTACGGCATCCCCTTCCTTTACCCAACGCGCCTTGCTGCAATGGAGCGGGTCGAGAAGATTGCAGACTTGAAGAATAGAAACCCAGCCAACGTAAGCCCATCAACCAAAGTAGTCCGCGTCAGAGTACGCATAGAGGAGATCGAATGACCGAAGAAGAACTGAAGACCAAGATGCTGTCTTTTATTGCGCAGCAGGACAACACATACAACGACGAGTGGTACTGCACTGCGCATGAAATGTACTCCGGCATCATGAGGCAGTTTGCCGCACATGCTGGCTTCGAACTTCTTGTGCCGCCCAAAGAAGCAGAGCCACCCAAGATTGGCCGAGCAGAGATGCTGCAAGAGTTGCTGCCAGAGATTCAGAAAATGTTTGGAACCGAGTACGCCAAAGACGCCAAGGAGAAGCCATGATCGACGTATACCCAACCCGCATAGAGGCCGTAGACGAGGACAATAACGTCCTGTTTATCCTTCATCTGGAGGATGGTGGATGCTGCACTATGCACATCAAAAGTCCGATCCTGTTGGACCAATCCAACTTAGAAAAAGTCCTGACCGCCATTCGCCGTGGCGTTCAGATTCTTGGAATAGAGGACTGACATGAGCGACCAAAAGAACTGGGACGCCGCGCTCATCAAAACGTGGCGACTGGCAGGCAACATCGGTGATGTTTACATCCTGTTCAAGGCTCTGTCAGGCAAAAGGTCCGACGAGTGCGATCCACCACTCAAACGTATGCCAGACCCCGGCATACCTTGGAAAGTTGGTGTGCGAGTCTTTGTGGCAAATAACCTGTCCAAGATCAGCGCACGGTTATGGGATCAGCCGCCAGAGAAAGATATCTTGCTTCTGCGCAAGCTGGAGACAAGCTCTTACGACACCGAGAAAGAAAAGATGCACGTTGACAAAGAGCTTGCAAGAGAGCAAAAGATGCTCAAGCAAAACAGAGAGAGAAGAACATTAACCAGCACACGCATATCAGACCGAAACAAAGCTACAGATTGGAACGTAACAAAATGAAATGCAACTGCCATCCCGACACTCCCTTTCTTTGGAAGCACACTACACGGCCCAGCATCTTCATCAGAGACATCGCCTTTCGCGTTAAGGGTATCGTTGTCACTGAAGCTGGGTCTTACTTTGCCGAAGAGTCAGATACCCAGAAGAAAACAAAGGACGCAAAAGAGAAAGAGCTTACCGCCTACAAACAGTTTGGCGTTTACCTCAGAGCAAATCCCAACATCAAACCATCTTTGAACAAGCACGAGAAATGAAATGCCCCGTATGTAACTCATGGACGAGCACCTTGGAGACAAGAACAAATGAAAAAGAGAACATGATTAAGAGAAGAAAAGAATGTGGCAATCAACACAGATTCACGACCGAGGAGAAAATAGTTGTATCGAAACCAAAAACTGTTAGAAGCAGTCAGAGCCAGTCCATGTCAGGTCTGTGAGGCCAGTGATGGCACGGTGGTTGCCGCACACTCCAACCAGCTGCGTGACGGCAAAGGCAGGGGTCTCAAGGCCCATGACTACCGCATAGCAGCTATGTGCTTTCGCTGCCACATGGAGCTTGATCAAGGCACCTCAATGTCCAAGCAAGAACGCCATGACCAGTGGGACGAAGCGCACCGCAGAACAATTGGCTGGCTTTTTGACAACAACATCTTAAAACTATGAACCCGTACAAAATCAGTGAACCAACGTGCATCAGCTTTTCGGGCGGCAGAACGTCTGCTTATATGCTTTACAAGGTGTTGGAAGCCAACGACATGAAGCTGCCAGAAGAAGCGATTGTCTGCTTTGCCAACACGGGGAAAGAGGATGAGGCTACGCTGCGGTTTGTGCATGACTGCCAACAAAACTGGTCGGTGCCGATTGTTTGGTTAGAGTATCAGCGTGAAGAGCTTGGCTACAAAGTCGTGAACTTTGAAACAGCTAGCCGCAACGGTGAGCCTTTTGAGGCGTTGATTAAAAAGAAAAACTACCTGCCAAATCCTATTGCTAGGTTTTGCACCGAAGAACTCAAGGTCAAAGCCATCAATAAGTATTTGCGTGATGAGGGGATTGATGCCTCTACGATGGTTGGCATCCGTGCCGATGAACCAAGGCGCATCAGTAAGCTGCGTGCGCGGGGTCTGCTTGTCCCGCTCTTTGATGCTGGCGTCACGCAAGATGCTGTGCAAACATTCTGGAAAGCGCAGCCATTCAATCTGGGCTTGCCATTTCAAAATAACGTCACGCCCTTGGGCAACTGTGATCTGTGTTTTCTCAAAGGCCCGCAGCAAATCATGGGTCTGATCAAAGATAATCCAGATCGTGCGGTTTGGTGGGCCAAGATGGAGGGGGTTATTGGTGCTACTTTTAGATCAGACCGACCCGGCTACTCTGAGATGCACAAATACCTCAACGCTCAGTCAGATATGTTCGACAGCCAAGGCGGCATCGAATGCTTTTGTGGAGAGTAACAGCTGTTACACTGAGAAAGTTGGTGGTTAAGCCTTCTCATACACTACGCGGGTGTTTGTATGAGACTGGTCGGACTGGGGGTTCTCGGTTGCCACCAACAACCAAGACGCATGGGGATTGAGGCACAGGCCCGTAGATTACATTCTGCGAATGCCGGTCAGGTTAAGAGCGTGAATGCCTGCTCTCTGGCTACAGTCCCCAGCCGTGTTGGTGGTACAACGGGTTAGCGCCGTTGAATGGCCTTTCGGTTGTTGAAGATACCCACTGCTTTATGTGAGCCACCAATTTTTTTTGAAAGTAGTTGACACGGCCCCAAAAGTTGTGTTTATAATCATCCCAGCTAGGTGTGAGAACCAAGGCAGGTAAAGAGTCGTTAGTGAAATCCCGACCCCGAATGGGGTAGCGCGTCAGCCCACAAAGCTGAGGTGTTTTCTCACCGGGGTTTCACTAACGGCTTTTTTTTGCCCCAAACGATCTCCACGCCCAGCCGTACTCCGCACGATAGCAAGCACTTGAATCGGTGGCGCGGAAGAAAAGACACGGCATACTCGACACCCCGGTTTGCCGTACCAGCCTGTCAGCGAGGGACTGGTGTAGTCGTCAGGACAAGGGTGGAATAACCAAGCCTGACGATGAATGAATCGCTGCCTCCGGGGGACTGGGATCGGGCTTCACGCTTGGTCTGGGTCGGGGTCTAATCCACCCCTTGGGGAAACTAGAGGCGTAAAATGCAACAGATGAATTGTTGCGAGGTCATGTGTGATATAGGTAAACCCTAACAAACAACAGGAGAATTGATGAAAAAACTTAATCTTGCGGTCATTCGGATCGATGGTGACACCCAAGCGAGGGAGGCACTCTCTCAGGAAAAGGTCAACGAATACGCTGAGTTGATGAAGGACGGGGCAGTGTTCCCCGCCATCGAGGTGTTCTTTGATGGCAGCGAATACTGGCTTGCTGATGGATTTCACCGTTACTTTGCTACGAAAGCCAACGGGGTTGTGAGCATTGAGGCGAATGTGCATACGGGTACTCTTGAAGAGGCGCAGCTCTATGCTTGCGGGGCCAACAAGGGTCGCGGCCTTGAGATGTCTTGGAAAGATATCCGTCACGTTGTCATGCGGATGCTGCGTCACGTTACATGGGGCAAGTGGACGAATGCAGAGATTGCCCGCCATGTGGGGTGCTCAAAGATGACTGTCGGGCGCGTTAAGGCATCGATGGAGCAGCCGCAAGAAGAGACAAAAGAAGAGACAAAGAAAACGTACCGCAACAAGCATGGGCAAGAGAAGACGATTGAGACAAAGAATCTCGGGCGCAAAAAGGCAGAGGAAGAGGTTGATGAGGATCATCGCGTAGTTGAGCTGACCGATACCGTAAACGACCTGAGTAATGAGAATCAGGCGCTGCGCGACAAGATAGCGATTGGTCAATGGGATGCCAGCGACATTGAGAAGATCGATGTGCAAGACACCATCGCTGAACTGCGAGAGCAGATTCGGGTGCTGGAGATTGACAACAAGGCGCTGCGTGAGTCACGCGATATGTTTCAGACCCGGAATGCAGAACTCATGCGAACAGTCAAAGCGTTGCAAAACAAACTGAAATAAGGGGCACTGTCCCGACCCACACCAGAGGGCTTCTGGAAGGAAAAGATCATGGAATTAAATCTGAGGCCGCATCAGATGGAAGTCATAGATGCGTTGAGAGAAGGTTTTAAACAGGGCCACAAGAGCCAGCTGCTGTACGCCCCCACGGGGTTTGGCAAGACCGAGGTAGCAATTGCCTTGATGAAGGCCACAGCAGACAAGTTTAAGCGTGCGGCTATCGTGCTGGACAGGCTTGTGTTGGTAGATCAAACCAGCATGAGGCTGTCCAAGTATGGTCTAGAGCATGGCGTGTATCAGTCAGGCCATTGGAAATTCAACAGATCAGAGAGGCTGCAAGTCTGCTCCGCGCAGACACTGGAGAGTCGGGATGACTTTCCTGCGGTCGATTTGCTGATTGTTGATGAGTGCCACATTGCCCGAAAGCAAACCACCGAGTTCATCAAGGCCAACCCCGAAATCAAAGTGGTGGGCCTGACCGCTACGCCTTTTACAAAAGGGCTAGGCAACATCTACGAAAACGTGGTGTGTGGTGCAACCAACGGCTGGCTTGTCGATAACAACTGGCTAACCCCTTTGCGGGTGTATATCGCAAAAGAGATAGACATGACCGGGGCCAAGAAGATCGGCGGGGAGTGGAGTCAGGATATCGCCACCAAACGCGGTATGCAGATCACCGGGGACATTGTCGAAGAGTGGATTAAGAAGACGCACGAGATTTATGGAAGACCGCGCAAGACGATTGTCTTTTGTGCGGGTGTAGCCCACGGCGCTGACCTTGTCCAGCAGTTTGCCGAGAAGGGATACAACTTCATCTCCATATCCTACAAGGATGATGATGAGTTCAAGCGTCAGGCGATTGAAGACTTTGCCAAGCCCGACACCGAGATCAACGGCTTGATTGCCACCGACATTCTGACAAGGGGCTTTGATGTACCTGATGTGATGATCGGTGTATCAGCAAGGCCGTTCTCTAAATCCTTGTCGAGTCATGTGCAGCAGATGGGGCGAGTCATGCGCCCATGTGATGGTAAAGAGTTTGCGCTCTGGCTTGATCACTCGGGTAACTATCTGCGGTTCAGGTCTGATTGGGATGACCTGTATGTGGACGGCGTATCTGATCTTGATACCAAGGTGGAGAAGCCCAAGAAAGAGCCAACAGACTTGGAGAAAACAGAATCCAAGTGTCCTGCTTGCGGGCATCTTTGGCACGCCAATCAGGATGCTTGTCCGGCCTGCGGTCATGTGCGGCAAAGGCGCAATGAAATCGCATCGGTTGCGGGGCAGCTGGTTGAGCTGACAAACGGCGCTCGGGCGCACAAGGATGACAAGCAGAAGTTTTATTCTGAATTGATTTACTTTGCAAAGCAGCGCAACTACAACCCAAACTGGGCGGGGCATAAGTTCAAAGAGAGGTTCGGGATGTGGCCCAAAGGATTGAACGAGCTGCCATCTTTCACAAGTCTCGAAACCGCGAAGTGGATTCAAAGCCGCAACATCGCATGGGCAAGATCAAAGAGGTCAAAAAATGCAGTTTGAAGAATTTGCAAGGCATCACGGCTTGATCATCGACCGTTTAGTGCCGGACAGATGGGTGCGTGTACCAACAGAAGATCACCCGCGCAAACGTAACGGCGGGTACAAGTTTCTTGGTGATGTGGGATGGGTGCAAAACTGGGCCACGATGCTCACGCCCGAGATGTGGCGCAGCAGCGAGGACGTAAAGCCGATACAGATTCGCCAGCTACAGAAAAAAGCGGAGCAAGATCGTCAGGAATCCATGAGACAGGCAGCGGCCAAAGCGGGATGGATCATGCACCAATGCACATCAGACATTCACCCTTACCTAAAGAAGAAGGGGTTCCCCGAAGAAATTGGCAACGTCTGGCGCAACGAGGAATCAGTCCTAGTGATACCAATGCGAAAGGACGGGCGATTGACTGGGTGTCAACTCATCAATGAAGAGGGGAAAAAGAAGTTCTTGTATGGACAGCAAACGAAGGGGGCATCGTTTGTGATTGACGCAAAAGGTCTTCCGATTTTCTGCGAGGGATACGCCACAGCACTCAGCATCAGGGCCGTTATGAAGGCCATGAAGGTGCGGTACACCATCTATGTGTGTTTCTCGGCAGCTAACATAAAGGAAGTAGCAAGGGACATCAGCGGGGGGGTGGTAGTTGCCGACTGCGATCAAAACGCAGTCGGTCAACAAGCCGCGCTGGATACAGGCAAGCCATATTGGATTTCCGGGACAGTCGGTGAGGACTTTAATGATTACCATATGCGCGTTGGTCTGTTCAAGGCATCTAACTCGCTCAAGCAAGCTCTTTTTTCTGGTGGAAGCGGTGCAGTAGTCGGATAAACTTTGCTTCGATTTGGCGGACTCTTTCACGGCTTAACCCGTAGGGTCTGCCCACTTCACTCAAGGTTTTACCCGCAGCCCTGCTGCTCAGTATTTCAAAATACTTGTCCTTACTTTCGGCTGTCACCCTGTTGCCCCACAAGGCAATGAAATCCTCGCGGGAGGGGAAGTCAACCAATTTTACGGGGTTGTCGTTTGAGCCGGGGAGTGGTACACGGCCACCATAGATTCGCAGATTGTTCATATCATTCCAAGTAAAGAAAAACAGTTAAGAAAATAGCCAGCAATGCAAAGATGATTGCCTCGGCTTTGTCGGATACGATTTCACGGCGTGCGGGAATCGGTTTTGATGGGCCTTTGTATTTCATGTTAAATGCGGGTTGATGGGCCATAAAACTGTGCGAGGTCTTCGCCTGTTTCTGTTTCGGGTTCTGCGGGGATCAGATACTCGGATGCGTAACTGATGGACATATCCTCCACATCTGACGGATGTACGCCGTTAAGTTCTTCGGGCGTCCAAAGTATCACGGCCCAACCTTCAGCCCTGAGTTCGCGGATAGCTTTTAATTGTGATGCGGTCATGCTGTCTCTCCTTGTGGCCCATTTTCTTGCCAAATTGATTCGGCTTGATCTTCAACCTCAGTTAATGCGGCATCAAACCGCTTGCGGTATTCGGAGGATGTTTCCTCCAACTGCTTGGATTCAATTTCAATTTCATCAGTGCCATAATCCACGCCCTCGACAATGCTCCCCAATGTAAAAGACACGGCCAATTGACCTCGCTCGTCCATTGCTTTCCAAGTTCCCAATTCTTCCAATTCATCTCCAGCAACCGTTTTGCGCACCACTTGTTCATGGTAGTCATCAAAACAGGTTCCTGATACTTCCAAATATTGAATTGTCATGCTGATGTACGCACCGCAATCGGTGTACTTGTACACCTGTTGAAGCAACTCGGCGGGACTATCGGCATCTGGGAATGCCTCCGCAAAATAGCGGTTACTTAGCTGGTCTTGATCGTCCGAATCTCTCATGCTGTCTCTCCTTGTGAGCCATTTGATTGGGTTTTGTCTATTGGAAGAAAATTTTCAAATACCAAAATGGAATCAATTTCCCAATGCCCATCGTCTTTGTAATAGTCTTGCGCCACCTCTTTCCACGCCAAAGCCTCGGCCTCATCTGCTGATTCGGCCTCCACCTCAATGTTGATGTAACTGGTGCGCCTAAGTTCAATTTGGTATGTCTTCATGCTGTCTCTCCTTCGGGGAAAAATGTGACGTTATGGATTTCGCAGTCGGGGTATGAGTTTTCGGCCTGTTCTGCGGCATGGTCATCGTCCTCTGCATAGCAGTCGAACACGGTGGTAAACCTGTCCCCCTTGTCTTCCGCAAGTGTCACGCGATACGGAATCAGGTTGGGATTGTCTGCAAGTATTTGTGCTTGGGTTTTCATGCTGTTACCTTTCAGAATCTAAATGGAGGGCTGTTTCAAAAATCTCAGGGTATGTGCTTTGCAGATAGTGCTGCGCTGCCTCTAAGACTGCGCCAATGTCGGCATCTGTGGGCCATGTGTTGCAAACGTCCAGCTGGTCGAGCAATTCGATGCGGTCGGCATAGACCACCACTTGCAAAATGCCATCTCCATCAGTGCAATACGATGTAAGCCAATCATCATGTTTGTCGCCATGCATGATGTACCAAGTGATCTTGGATGAATCAATTGTTTTGAGTCGTGTCATGTGCTGACCTTTCGTAATGAGAATGTGTAGCTGGAACCACCAAGGTGATAGTCCCTGCTTTCGTAATTGATGTGGCAAATACGCAACCTTCCAGCAATGCCGAATTTTGCTCGGGCCTGACGCAAAGCCTCGCGCCAAGTTTGCGCGGCGACTTCCCTATGCCAAGTGCCGTGATCGGAAAACAAAAATAGGTCATTTTTGGGCCTCCACGGGTGACCATGTGTTGCTATCGTCAAGGTGTGCAAACGGTGAGACATAACCCGTCAATGCGTTGATCGCGTCTTCGCACTCGTTTACAAGGCGGCAAAAATCCTCGCGGGATGATTCGCCAAACTCAGCAGCAGCTGCATGAGCAAGCGCAAAAGTGTCGAGGGGCTGGTTACCTAGCCGCGCTGCATATGCGGTAACAAATGGTGTGATGTTGTGTTTCATTCTTCGGTCTCCACAAGTTCGCCTTTGTCACTCTCCAAGCCGCAAAGGTTGTTGTCCTGTAAGTGGTGATACAAGGCTTCATCGTGTAGTTCTTTGAGCGCAGCCTCTGCGGTTTCGCCCCGTACCCAAATGGTGCATTCAAATTTGTATAAGTTCATGCTGCACCCCAAACCAACGACAAACGCTTGGTGTCGATATCCTGTTTAATCAATTCAGCAGCCAGCACGTTCGGTTTGACCCCGTGATGTTCGGCGGCATCCACGCAGGCATCAATCGGGTTGATACATTGCTGGTTTCTCATGTAGATGTATGTCTTTATCGCGTCCATATCAGTTCCCAATGAAAAGAAAAGAAAAAATCACGGCTAGCCAAAAAGCGGCGACTAGCCAAGCCGCTAGACGGTCATTCAATTTGTGGCGTGATGGTCACGCTCTTGAACCCGTATGTAATGGTGACTTCTTCGCCATTGCCCAAAGCCCTGCGGAAATCTGCGATCTGTCCCTGCCCGAAATAAATCATGGTCGCGGCGCGGCACAATGCGCCTTCGGGCGTGTCGGCTTTGTACGGCTCACCCTTGCCATAAATGAGGTATGTCATGCTGTCTCAATCGTGTTTGTTGTGACCCATTCCCCACGGTCACCATTCCAAGTGACTTCGGGTAGCGTGATCTTGTAATGCGCGACTACTTGCATAGCCTCGCCTAGTGTTTTTTTGTAGTCGCAAAGGGGTGAACCCTGATGGATCAGTGTCCAGCCCCGTTCCGAGTAAGACAAGTGGGTTTTGTGGTCGGTCATGCTGTAACCCTGTAAGAGTTGTAATTGCGGATGCGGCTTTCCCCGTTTGTGTGGTGTTCATCAAACGAAAATTCTTCGCCAGCTGCCCTAAGTGCTGCAAGGTAAACGGCGAGGTCGCAATCTTCTTCAAGAAATACGGTATCGCCCTTGACATAGGAATAACTGCTGATTTTTTGCGTTATGTCCAAGCGTTCAAGTTCGGATAATTTGACTGCTGCCCAACCGTGACCGGGGTCGGTGTAAATGGTGATTTTCATAAAAGCTCCGTTATCGGGCGGGATTGCCCACGATAGGGGAACGGCCCCTATCATTGGAAATCAGCGCAGTTCACGGGCGGGTATGTGTCCGTGTTCGCGCATGAATTGATCGACTGTCAGGTTTTTGGCCTTGTAGGTGTCGCCGAATTTGGTAAAGCATGAATAGACTGCTTCGCCCTCGCTGTTGTGGCGCAATGCTTCGCCGACTAAAAAGTTATGTCCCAGCATTTTGCGCGGCGGTACGGCCCCCAGCATTTCCCAATACATGGCTTCGGTGGTCGGTATCCATGCATCAGGGTTCGCGTCCATTGCATCCCACAGTTCTTGCCATTCCAGATTTTTCATTTCAGACCTCCCGTCCAAACCTCGCCCAAATCCTGCCAGCACTTCCAGGACTCCAAAACGTTTGACCCGTAACGGGGCTTTGTGGTTCGTATGTTGACGTAACGCATTTCCGAGCGTTTACGCGCTGCCCGTTCGATTTGTTCGGCTTGTTGCAGGGTTTCGCATTCAATGATCAATTTGTTGATCTTGCCCTTAGCCATACCCCAACCCGACATAAATTTGTCGGTCATAGTTACAAAAAAAGCTGTTTTCATTTTGTGCCTTGGTTGTTCGGTGAAAAGTCACCCGCTAGCCCACAGTCATGGGCTAACAGTTGTCCTTTCAAGCTCCAATCATGGTTAAAAAAGTTTCTCCCCGAATTGCTCGGTTATCGATTCTTGCGTTTCCGTGGCCTTGTCTTTTGTAGTGAGCAACAGCGCGTTTGGCTTGTTCTTCGGTGCTGTAAACGTCCAGACAATCGCGGCCACTGGTCGTGAAGAAAACAAGGAAAATTGAAGCGGCTTTGTCGGTGGTTTCTTGGTTCATTTTTTCCGCCAGTCAGTTAAAAGTCATCGGCATAATCTTCAAGGCTAGTGACTAGCCCGTCAAAATCTTCATCAGGCCCGAGCATCTCAGCGAGCATGAAAACGGTTTTTTTGTCTACGCCAATATCCTCGGCAAGACATTCCAAATAGTCGCGGCGGCTGGTGTAGCCTTCTTGTTGGTAAACGGTCATGATGTTTTCCTTAAAGTGATTCAAGATAGGCGGCGACTTGTTCATCAGTCCAGCCATTGAAATCCGGCAATTCTCGAATGGGCTTGCTACGGTCTTCTAGCCCTCTCTCTGCATAGGCGAGAGAGAGTGCTTTTTCTGCTGGTGTTCGTTCGTTCGTTTGCTCGTTCATTTGTTTGCTCCAAGTAACAAGCCAATTGCTTGCCCTGTTATTGTATGTCAATCACTTGTTTGTCAACAAGTATTTTGCTAGGTACTTTCCCTAATCCCCGAAGGGGTAGCAGTCTCGGTGGTACAGTCACGCTATGAATACTCGCACCATACCCAAATCATCCCCTAGACCAAAGCTCACAAGGGCTGAAATAGCCAAAGGGCTAGAAGCTGTCCCCATGTCTCAGCTAATGCTTGGCGCAGCCAATGCGAAACAAACCAAGCTCACTGCGAAACAAGCCAAGTTTGCCCAGGCTCTCGCGCTAGGTGAAACCAAAGCGGGAGCCTATCGCGCAGCCTACAACACGAAAACATCGCCAGCGATTCAAAGCCATGAAGGGCACAAGCTAGCAAATAACCCCAAAATATCCGTACAAGTGGAAGCTCTCAGACTAGCTGCGGAAGCTAGGAATTACGCTACACCGCCCGCGCTGCGTGCTCTGGTAATCGAACGGCTCACCGCGCACGCTATCGATGACACGATAAACCCGGCCCAACGGCTACGGGCCCTGGAGCTTCTGGGCAAGATAACCGAAGTCGCAGCGTTCACCGAACGGCGCGAGATTGTGCGAGTAACAGACAGTGGAACAGCGCGAGACAAATTGCTTATGTCATTGCGCGAAGTGCTGCAAGCTAGCGCGATTGACGTTACGCCCAAGTCCATCGCGCTGGAACCCGAACCCGCGCTGGAACCCGCGCAGGAATGCGAACCCCTACCCGAACCCGCGCAGGAATGCGACCGCGCCGACCCCCCTACCCCCTAGATCAGCCGCTTCGCTATGTGCATCCCCTTACATAGCAATCTGCTCACTAGATCAGGCCAAATTGCGTTACGTCCCTCAATACAAAATCTCACAGTAACAGGTGTTACACTGAGGGTTTCTACCTAGTGTAACAGGTGTTACACTGAGAATAGGGGTGGGGGGTATCAGGTTTTTTGCGCGAGAGGGGGGGGTGTATGTTTGTAGAAAGACCCCCGGTATATAATCGGTATAAAATAGGGGTGGGGTATATTTTTGGAGAAAATTATGACACCGGCGCAGCGAGAGATTTACTTGGTGATTGATGAGTGGTGGAAGAGGAATGGGTTTGGTCCGTCTGTGGATGATGTGATGACGATGACTGGCGAGACTGGGCGCGGGAATGTTCACAGGAAGATGTTGAAGTTGGTGGAGTTGGGGATATGCAAGGCGCTCAAGAACCGTCCTCGGTCGATTCGGCCTGCTAATTTGAGGGTTAGGGACATTCTATGAATGAGATGTCTGATGATGAGTTGATGAATTTGCTCAAGGCTCTGCCTGAGGATAAGTTGTTGGCGGTGATTGATGGGATGCCAACGGGGCAGAGTGAGCATCTTCATATGATTTTGTCGGACTATCTGGAGTCATTGAAGAGGGAGAAGGCGCAGAAGGATTTCATGGCGTTTGTGAAGGTAATGTGGCCGATGTTTATTGCGGGCAAGCATCATGCGATCATGGCCAATGCGTTTGAGAGAGTGGCGCGGGGGGAGTTGAAGAGGCTGATCATTAATATGCCGCCTCGGCATACTAAGAGTGAGTTTGCTTCTTATCTGTTACCGGCTTGGTTTTTGGGTCAGTATCCGGGCAAGAAGATCATTCAGTCTTCTAACACGGCTGAACTGGCGGTTGGATTTGGACGCAAGGTCAGGAACTTGGTGGACGGGGATGTGTTTTCGCAGGTGTTCCCGAATGTGAGTTTGCGGCATGACAGTAAAGCGGCTGGCCGGTGGTCTACGAACTCCTCGGGTGAGTATTTTGCGATTGGTGTGGATGGAACGGTGACGGGTAAGGGTGCTGATCTGTTGATCATTGACGATCCTCACTCTGAACAGGAAGCGAAATTGGCCGAAGGTGATCCTGCGGTGTTTGATAAGGTGTATGAGTGGTACACCTCGGGTCCACGGCAGCGACTCCAGCCGGGTGGATCGATTGTGATGGTGATGTGCATGACGGGCGATACCGATGTTCTGATGGCCGACAAAACGCAGAAGAAGCTGCGCGACATCCGACCCGGCGACGAGGTTGCTACTTTCGTGGCTGGATACATCACAACATCCAAGATTAACAATTGGCAGTCAAGTGGTGTTGATTCCATATATACAATACAAACACAATCTGGCATAATTCTCCGTGCAAACAAGGAGCATCCATTCCTTGTGGAATGGAACGGAGAACGCAAATGGAGCAGATTAAAAGACTTGATTCCGGGGATGCGGCTTGTAGCAACGCTGGATGCTTACGCCCTGCAAGATCACAAACCAAGCCCGGACTCTGTGCAGCCTGTCAAGCCAGAGACAGCTACCATCGAAAAAACCCAGATGCACCGTTTAAACCAATCGGAAGTCATGGGCGCTGGGTTGGAAAGCAGTGCGCCTGTGGTGAAACAGTATCCGCAAAAGGAATGTGTGTTGCCTGCTACCGAAAGCAATACACGCCTCCAAAGCCAACCCCAGAACAAAACAGGCGCAGGCGGATTAAAAACCGCTATGGACTTACACCAGAGCAGTACGAAAGGATGGTTGCAGACCGCAACAACCTATGCGATGTCTGTGGTCAACCGCCTTCGGACAAAAACACAAGGGCGCACTGGAACGGCAGGCTCTGCATCGACCACTGCCACGAAACAGGTGTCGTTCGAGGCTTACTCTGCAACGATTGCAACCTTGCTGTCGGATACGGAAAGGTTTCAGAGACCCTACGAAGGGCCGCTGAGTACCTACAGCGTCACTCTTGACGAGATAATTTCCATCTTCCCCTCTGGGGAAGAGGAGGTTTTCGACATAGAGGTGGATCGCACAGAAAATTTCATCGCCAATGGCGTGGTCAGCCACAACACACGTTGGTCTAAGAGGGATTTGACGGGTCAGGTGTTGAAAGCAGCAGCGCAAAGGTCTGGTGAAGAGTGGGAAGTGATTGAATTTCCCGCAATTTTGCCGTCTGGTAAGGCTATGTGGCCTGAATTTTGGGACATCAAGGAGCTTGAGTCGCTGAGATCGGAACTGCCGTCCAGTAAATGGCAAGCGCAGTACATGCAGCAGCCGACATCGGACGTGAGCGCGATCATTAAGCGTGAGTGGTGGAAGATTTGGGAGCGCGATGAGCCTCCGTCTTATGAATTCGTGATTCAGTCGTGGGATACCGCGTTTTTGAAGACAGAGCGGGCTGACTTTTCGGCCTGTACAACGTGGGGCGTGTTTTATCAACCAGACGACAAGGGTGTTCTGCGGCCAAATTTGATTTTACTCAACGCTTTTAAGAAGCGGATGGAGTTTCCCGAGCTTAAACAGAGGGCTTATGAAGAATTCAAGGAATGGAACGTGGATTCGTTGATTGTTGAAGCCAAGGCGGCGGGTTCTCCGCTGATTTTCGAGTTGAGAGCGATGGGAATCCCGGTTCAAGAATTTACACCGACCAAAGGAAATGACAAAATAGCGCGATTAAACGCCGTTTCTGATCTCTTTGCCTCTGGCCACATTTGGGTTCCTAATACGCACTGGGCTGAGGAATTAATTGAAGAAGTGGCGAGTTTCCCGTCGGGTGATCACGATGACTTGGTGGACTCCATGAGCCAAGCGTTACTCAGATACAGAAGGGGCGGGTTTATTCAGCTGGCCTCGGACGAAGAAGACGAGCCACTCCAACACAGACGCAAAGAGCCGTACTACTGATGAACACACACCTGACTCTACCGGCGGCATCTTTGATCTCCAAAGACCTACTCGCACAGGCCGTGGAAACCTACAACTGGGTGCCGTATTACAATTTTCTTGTGACGCCTGTACCCGAAAAAATACTCGCCAAAGACCCGTTCCTTGTCAAGCTGTCTCAGAAACGAATGTTCCACGCTGGCATCTTAAAAATGGAGCCGAACACTTGTTATAACTGGCATGTAGACACGGACCGAAAGGTTGGGCTTAATATGCTCCTGATGGATCAGGACAGTCAGTGTCTTTTTCTAGATGGTGAGCCGGGTGTAGTGGTCAAGACAAAAAAACTTGAGTACAAGCCCGACACGTATTACGCGTTCAACACGCAGATTCCGCATATGGTGATCAACACCATAGGGCCGCGATATTTATTCAGCCTCCAGTTTGTAGAGCTGGGATTGACGTTTGATGAACTTTGCAAAGACATAAAAGGAATGGATCATGGCTATTGAGAAATCGCTGTACGCAGCGCCACAGGGTCTGGAAGAGTTGGCCGGTATGGAAGACGGCCAAATTGAGATTGAGATTGAGGACCCCGAATCGGTCACAATTGATATGGGGGACATGGAGATTGAGATCACACCTGACGCCGAGTCGGATGAGGATTTCAACGCCAACTTGGCCGAGTACATCAGTGAAGAAGTTCTGCAAAACCTTGCTAGCGACTTGATCGGTGACTACGACGAGGACATCTCTAGCCGCAAGGACTGGATGCAGACCTACGTTGACGGCCTAGAACTGCTGGGCATGAAGATTGAAGAAAGAACAGAGCCGTGGGAGGGCGCGTGCGGTGTGTTCCATCCCATGCTCTCTGAAGCTCTGGTGAAGTTTCAGTCCGAAACGATGATGGCCACGTTCCCAGCCGCTGGTCCGGTCAAGACCCAGATTATTGGCAAAGAGACCCCGGCCAAGAAAGAGTCCGCACTGCGTGTAGCGGACGACATGAACTACCAGTTGACGGACGTGATGAAGGAATACCGCCCTGAGCACGAGCGCATGCTGTGGGGCTTGGGCTTGGCGGGCAATGCGTTCAAGAAGGTGTACTTTGATCCCGGCATGGACCGTCAGGTGTCGTACTTTGTCCCGGCTGAAGACATCGTGGTGCCGTACGGCGCGAGTAACTTGGAGTCCTCGCCGCGCATTACCCACGTGATGCGCAAGACCGAGAACGAGTTGCGCAAGTTGCAGGTGGCTGGCTTCTATCGTGACATTGATTTGGGCACACCTGAGAACGTGCTTGATGAAGTTGAGAAGAAGATTGCCGAGAAGATGGGCTTCAGGGCTACATCTGATGACCGCTTCAAGCTGCTTGAGATGAACGTAGACCTTGACCTTGAGGGATACGAGCATAAAGACAAGGATGGGAATAAGACAGGCATCGCTCTGCCTTATGTCGTGACCATCGAAAAGGGATCGAGCAACGTTTTAGCAATCCGCCGTAACTGGGAGCCAGATGATGAGACACATACCAAACGTCAGCACTTCGTTCATTACGGATACGTTCCGGGATTTGGTTTCTACTGTTTTGGTCTCATTCACCTCATCGGCGCTTTTGCTAAGTCAGGCACTTCTCTTATTCGTCAGCTTGTCGATGCTGGTACTCTGAGCAACCTGCCCGGTGGCTTTAAGACTCGTGGCATGCGGATCAAAGGGGATGACACTCCAATTGCTCCCGGCGAGTGGCGTGATGCTGACGTGGCCAGTGGTGTGTTGCGTGACAACTTACTGCCCCTGCCTTACAAGGAGCCAAGTCAAACTCTGATGACGCTGCTCAACCAGATCGTTGAGGAAGGTAGACGTTTCGCTAACGCCGCTGACTTGACACTGAGTGACATGTCTGCACAAGCTCCCGTAGGCACTACGCTGGCTATCCTTGAGCGCACACTGAAGAACATGAGTGCGATTCAAGCGCGGGTCCACTACTCAATGAAGCAAGAGCTGGGCCTGCTGAAAAAAATCATCGCCGACTACACGCCCGAAGATTACGACTACCAACCCAGCGAAGGTAGCCGTAAAGCAAAGCGGTCTGACTACGATGACGTGGACGTGATTCCCGTCAGTGATCCGAATGCCTCGACCATGGCGCAGAAGATCGTTCAGTACCAAGCCGTGCTCCAGCTGGCGCAGGGCGCACCTCAGTTGTACAACTTACCGCTGTTGCATCGTCAGATGCTTGAGGTGCTGGGTGTGAAGGAAGCTCAGAAACTTGTGCCGATGGACATTGACCAAAAGCCGACTGATCCAGTGTCTGAGAACCAAAACGTATTGTCCGGCAAGCCGGTCAAAGCGTTTATCTCGCAAGATCACAAGGCCCACATCACGGTGCATATGTCGGCAATGCAGGACCCCAAGATTCAAATGCTGCTTCAGCAAAACCCAATGGCCCAGCAGATGCAAGCCGCTATGGCGGCGCACATCAGCGAACACTTGGGCTTTGAGTACCGCAAGCAGATTGAAGAGCAATTGGGCATGCAGTTGCCACCTCAAGTGGACGAATCCGGCGAAGAGAATCCAATGTCGCCAGAAGTCGAAACCCGTTTGGCTCCCTTGTTGGCGCAGGCTGCACAGCAGTTGCTTCAGAAGAACCAAGGCGAAGCCCAACAAGAGCAAGCTCAAAAGCAAGCACAAGACCCGCTGGTTCAAATGCAGCAACAGGAGCTGCAACTCAAAGCGCAGGAACTCCAGCGCAAGGCTGCAAAAGATCAGGCCGATGCCGCACTCAAGGCATCTCAGCAGCAGATTGAACGAGACCGTATTCAGTCACAGCAGTCCACGGAAGATAAGCGTCTTCAGATTAAGCAAGAGCTGGATGACAAGAAAATCCGAATGGATTTGCTTAAAACATCCGCGCAGATGCAAAACGACAAACAGGGCCACATGATGGACTTGGGTGTAGATGTACTCAAACAGCTCTCTAATAAGAGTCAAGAAGAGCAACTCAGAATGATGCAAGAGCGCATTCAAATGCGGCAACGCGGAAAGGCAAATGAGCAATGAACTTTTTTGACGTTCTCATTAAGCAAGCTGACGAAAAAATTGAGCAACTCAAAGATTACTTGGCCGAGGGCAAGGCCGAGTCCTTTGAGGAGTACAAGAAACTGTGTGGTGAGGTTCGCGGTCTACTCATCATGCGGGGATACACCCTAGACCTGAAACAACGAATGGAGAATGCGGATGACTAGTTCGATCCTATTGGCTACAGACGCCAATAACCCACGACCAGTGGGCTTTTATAACTTTGCTGCAAGCGCGGAGGAGAAAGGAAAACAGTTACCCAAGCCAATGGGTTACCGAATTCTTTGTGCAATTCCTGAAGCAGAGCAAGAGTTTGAGGACAGCAAAATTATCAAAGCCGACGAAACAATGCGTAACGAGGAGACCCTTACAACGGTCTTGTTCGTTGTCGAATTGGGTCCGGATTGCTATAAAGATGAGGCCAAGTTTCCAAATGGCCCGTGGTGCAAACAAGGAGACTTTATTCTTGTTCGCCCATATTCAGGTTCTCGTTTGGTCATTCATGGCCGCGAGTTTCGCATCATTAACGACGACACAGTCGAAGCCGTCGTAGATGATCCCCGTGGCATCAAACGTAAATGAAGGAGCACAAAATGCCTTTAGACAAAACAGACTACAAGTTCCCCGACGAGGTTGAAGAATCGCCGGATATCGTGATTGAGATTGATGACGATGCGCCGCAAGAGGACAGGGGCCGCGAACCCATGCCAAAGTCTCTGGTTGAAGAACTAGAGAAAGACGAGCTGGATCAGTACGACGACAACGTGAAAATCAAACTTAAGCAAATGCGCAAGGTTTGGCATGACGAGCGTCGCGAAAAAGAAACAGCTTTGCGCGAACAGCAAGAGGCGGTTAATTTTGCTCAGAACCTCTACCAAGAAAATAAGCGGATCAAAAATATCTTGAGTATTGGCGAGAAGGAATACGTCACCACCATTCAAGGTGCTGCCGATCTGGAACTCAAGAATGCCAAGCGTGCATATAAAGAGGCTTTCGAGTCCGGCGATTCTGAATTGGTTGTAGAGGCGCAGCAAGCGTTGCAGCAGGCAAACTTAAAATCCATGCAAGCGCAGAATTTTCGCTTGCCTACTTTACAGGAGCAAGAATATCCTGTACAAAACGAACCACAGAGGGTCCAAGCTCCAGACGGTAAGGCTATTTCGTGGCAAAAGCAAAATAGCTGGTTCGGTCAAGATAGAAGTATGACGGCGTTTGCCTTAGGTCTTCACGAAGATTTAAGGTTCAACGGCGTCGAGGTTGGGTCTGAAGAATATTACAGCGAGTTAGACAAAACAATTCGCAAACGGTTCCCAGAGAAATTTGAGGACCAAGATCGACAAAGTACTCGTACAAAACCCGGTACAGTCGTTGCCCCGGCAGTTCGTAGCACCGCCCCCACAAAGGTGCGGCTAAAGCAAAGCCAAGTTAACCTAGCACGAAAATTAGGTTTGACACCTGAGCAGTATGTTAAAGCACAACTCGAATTGGAGGCCCGCAATGGCTGAAGTTAAAGACAACAGAATGTCCCGTGAAATTGAAACGAGAACGGTAACGGAGCGTCCCAAGCAGTGGGCGCAACCAGAACTCCTGCCGGAGCCAGACAAAATCCCCGGATGGAATTACCGCTGGATTCGTGTTTCGACGATGAACAATGCTGACCCACGTAACCTTTCGGCCAAACTCCGAGAAGGCTGGGAGCCAGTTCCCGTCGAAGAACAACCAAAATTTAGACTGTTAGCCGATCCCAATAGTCGTTTTAAAGACAACGTTGAGGTCGGTGGGCTATTGCTTTGCAAGACACCTACTGAGTTTGTCCAACAGCGGAACGACCATTTCGCCAAGGTAACCCAATCTCAGACAGATGCTGTGGACAATAGCTTCATGCGTCAAAGCGATGCGCGGATGCCGCTCTTCCAAGAGCGTAAGTCCTCGTCCAGCTTTGGCAAAGGTACTTAAATCTTTAAGGAGTCTTAAATGGCTTATCCCGTCGTCTCGGCCCCCTACGGCCTAAAGCCGATCAACCTGATCGGTGGTCAGGTATTTGCTGGTTCTACCCGCATTTACTCGATCCAGTATGGTTTCGCGTCAAACATCTTTTACGGTGATTTGGTCAATATTGTTCGTGGTTCCATTGTTAAGAACACCGACACTACTGACTCTACCGGCAATGGCCTTGTTGGCGTGTTCTTGGGTTGTGAATATACAAACCCTACAACTAAGCAAACGCAATTTGCTCAGTACTGGCCCGCTGGCACTACTGCTACTGGCAGAGCTATTGTCTGTGATGATCCTGACACAGTGTTTAAAGTAGTAATGTGTTCCGCTACAACGGTCATTGCTTCTGCTTCTACTGCTCTGTTAGGTCAAAACTTTGGTTTGATTCAAAATGCAGGTAACGTCAACACAGGTAATTCTGCTGTTGCCGCTCTGTATGGCTCATCAAGCACAAGTGCTGACTTTGCTCTACGTGCAGTTGGTTTGGTTGAGGAAACTGCCATTCAAACTAGCGCAACTGGTTCATCTTCTTCTACTACCATTACATTGACTGGCTCTGGTTTACCTAGCGCGTTGGTGGTTGGTACAGAAGTTGGCTACCTTGCTCCTAATGGTCAGTACATTCAATCTGGCTCGTACGTATCTGCGGCTGCTGCTGCTGGTGCGACAACAGTGACGATCAATTCTGCGATTGCAGTTCCCGGCAGTGTTACGGCTATTCCAGCCGCTTCCACTATTCTTTTCACCCAGTATCCAGAAATGCTTGTCAAACTCAACTTTGGCACCCATTCCTATTACACTGCCACTGCGGTCTAAGGAGCTAAATCATGGCTATTTCACGCGCACAACTACTCAAAGAACTTCTTCCCGGCCTGAACGCTTTGTTCGGTTTGGAGTACGCCAAGTATGGTGAGGAACATAAAGAGATTTATGAGACCGAAACCTCTGAGCGTTCTTTTGAAGAAGAAACTAAGCTGTCTGGCTTCTCTGCCGCTCCTGTCAAGAACGAAGGCTCTGCCATCGCTTACGACAACGCGCAAGAAGCATGGACTGCTCGTTACAACCACGAAACCATCGCTTTGGGTTTCTCGCTGACCGAAGAGGCCATCGAAGACAACTTGTACGACAGCCTGTCTGCTCGTTACACCAAAGCTCTGGCTCGTGCTATGGCTTACACCAAGCAAGTTAAAGCTGCTGCTGTTTTGAACAACGGCTTTAGCAATGCTTACGCTGGTGGTGACGGTGTTGCTTTGTTTAGCGCATCACACCCCTTGGTGTCAGGTGGTACTAACAGCAACATCCCATCTACCCCTGCCGACTTGAATGAAACATCGTTGGAAAACGCTGTGATTCAGATCAGCTTGTGGACTGATGAACGTGGCCTGTTGATCGCTGCCAAGCCTGCCAAGTTGGTGGTTCCTCCACCGTTGCAGTTCACGGCAACCCGTTTGCTGGAAACTGAACTCCGCGTCAGCACTGCCGACAACGATATCAACGCTTTGAAGAACAATGGTTCTATCCCCGGTGGATACACCATTAACCACTTCTTGACCGACAACAACGCTTGGTTCCTGACCACAGACGTGCCTAACGGTATGAAGCACTTTGTGCGTTCGCCTTTGGCTCAGTCAATGGATGGCGACTTCGATACTGGTAACGTCCGTTACAAGTCCCGTGAGCGTTATTCGTTCGGCTGGTCTGACCCATTGGGCATGTTCGGCTCGTCCGGCGCTTAATCCTTCGGGATTATTTGAGAAGGCCCCCTTGTGGGGCCTTTTCTTTTGGGGTATATTGAGCACATTCCGGGGTTTTCCGGTGTATCTGACAGTCCCGGCTGACGACATGCAGACAGATACGCCTTATCGCATGTGAGGAATCATCATGGCAAATACCACGTTCTCCGGCCCAGTCATATCTAACAATGGCTTTATCACCGGAACAGCTTCTTCCCCTATCGTTGAGACTACTGCCACCAATGTGTCGGAATCGTATGTTACGACTTCTGCCGCTACTGGCGATACACGTCTGTCTTATCAGCGTTTGGCTTTTACATCAACCGGCTCTGGTGAAACCTATCGCGCCTTGACTCAGGTCACGGGCGCTAACGCAGCTACTGGTGGTACTGTTAACGGTGCGCACATTAGCTTGAGCATCAACGGCTCTGGCACCATCTCCGGTGCAGGTAACGCTCTTCGCGCTACATTGGGCGGTACGTCTACAAACCCCGGCGGTACGATTGCGGCTATTCAGGCTGACTCCAACTTTGCCTCTGGTGGCGCTTGGACTGGCGCTTCGTTTATCCGCTTCACAAACAGCGGCACTGGCACAGTAGCTAACTTGTTCAACGTCCCTTCGGCAATGGTTACGGCCAATACCCAAGGCGCGGCTACAAACTCTTTGAAGATTGTGGACAGCGCGGGTACTGCCTACTACATCATGTTGACTACGACCAATAGCTGATATGCAGATCACCAAGGAATTCTTGGAGACTGAGATTCGTGACCTTGAGACTGAAGCACAGAAGGCCCAAACCTTTTTGATTCAATCTCAAGCCACGATTCAAGCGTACAAGATGTTGATCAACAGGCTAGACGCCCCAGAGCCAGAAACGGAGCAAGAAAATGACGATGCAATATGACGTAGAGTCGTATCACAATACCGTTTCGGGCGTAGCCGTGCCTTATCGCACCCGTTTGAAGGGCGTTGTGATCTCTCCTACAACGTCTACTACATACAACATAGCTTTCGCCAATAATGTGGCCCAGTCTGGTACGTATGACATCCCCGGGACTACAACCTGTACGGTGACTATTGCGGGTCATGGGGTGGCTTTAGGTTCACGTGTGTGGCTACAGTTTGCTGATGGTGATGGCGTCAGTAACATGTATGTGGTAACAGCGGTAACAATAGATACTTTCACGGTTACAACAGGGACGTTAACCACCTCTGGTGATGTGACTGTGTACAACCAAATTTTGGTTGAGATTGATTGCTCAACTGCCACTTCGTTCTATACGTTCATTCCGGGCGAAGGTGTTTTGGCTTTAGATGGCATTTATGTGGGATTACCCGCAGCAAGTGTCGTAACCTCAACCATTTTTTATGGATAAGGGGTAAGCCATGACAATGCAGTATGACGTTAAAGCAGTCCATCAAAGTGCCTCGGGCACGGCGGTAAGTTACGCTACACGGTTAAAAGGCATTACTGTAACTTCTGGCACATCCTCAATACGTAATATGGCTGTTGCTGATCCAACAGTGAGCAAATCAGGCACATACAGCCAAACGACAACCACAATCACCGTTACCATCGCAGGGCATGGTCTGGTAAATGGGCAACGTGTGTTTTTGGATTTTACAACCGGCACATCAAGAGATGCAGTATTTGCAGTAACGGTAACAAATGCAAACGTGTTTACTGTAACTTCTACAACTGCTAGTACATCCGGCAACGTGGCTATGTACACAACTTTGTTGTTGGAATTGGACACATTCAGCACGGTAGGCTTGCCAATCAAGATTCCCGGTGAAGGTATTTATTGCCCCAACGGTGTTTACGTTGGTCTTGGTAATTCTGTAACGGCGACAATTTATTATGGCTAAGTCACCAGCATGGACTCGCAAAGAAGGCAAGAATCCAGAGGGCGGCTTGAACGCCAAGGGACGGGCCTCCGCGAAAGCGCAAGGCATGAACCTCAAGGCTCCTCAGCCCGAGGGCGGCTCACGCCGCGACTCTTTCTGCGCAAGAATGTCTGGGATGAAGAAAAAACTGACGAGCGAGAAGACGGCCAACGACCCGAACTCGCGGATCAACAAAAGCCTGCGGGCATGGGCATGCTGACATGAGTACCGATGCCATCCAAACTGCCCGTGAACTAGCCACGCATGCGTCCGACATCAAGCATTTGCAGGATGATATGGACAAGATGCTGGAGAACATGAAGGCTATGCAGGCAACGCTTTCTGCCATCGACAAAACGCTGTCTGAGGCCCGTGGTGGCTGGAAAGTTTTAATGTTGGTTGGCGGGGCCAGTAGCGTTGTAGGCGCGGGCCTAGTTCAGCTTGTCAACTGGTACGCAGGGGGCAAGTGATGCCAAGCAAGAGCAAGGCTCAACACAATTTCATGGCGGCGGTGGCTAACAACCCAGCGTTTGCTAAGAAAGCAGGCGTCCCACAGTCCGTGGGTAAAGAGTTCAACAATGCCGACAAAGGCAAAACTTTTAAACAAGGTGGTGATATGAAATCCGAAGCAATGAAAAAAGGTGGCATGCCCATGAAAATGAAAGATGGCAAAAAAGTGCCTATCTTCATGAACAAAGGTGGTATGGCCGCAACCAAGATGGGTTCGGTAAAAACCGCTGCTCCTAGCAAAGATGGTGTTGCTGCCAAAGGCAAGACCAAGGGTACGCAGGTCAAGATGGCCGGTTCTGGTGTCCCCGGTGGCATCGGTTCACGTGTGATGAAAAAAGGCGGAATGGCCAAGTGCTAAGGAGTTCAAAATGAGCGATGCAGAACAACGTGCTCGTAAAGAGCAAGAAGATCGCAAGGCACAAGATGCCGCGACTAAAGCATACGATGCTGCCAGCAAAACCCCACCGTCTGAGGACCCCCGTGACGGTGTTCGTGGGCAAAAAGGGTATAAAAAAGGCGGCGTGACTCGTGCTGACGGTTGCGTGACCAAAGGCCACACCAAAGGCAAAATGATTGCTATGGCCTACGGCGGCAAGACTTGCTAAGGAGCTGACATGAAAGCTGGTGATATATCCCCAATTGCTGGAATTGCCACAGGCGAAGGCATGATAGGCAAACTGGCGGGCAAGGGTGGCTTGGGCTTATTGCCTGCTGCTATTGCACGCAACGCTCAGGAAGAGGAAGAAGAGCGCAAGAAACAAATGGGCGTTGTTCCTACCAGTACTGGCATGAAAAAAGGCGGCGTTGTTTCGGCTTCTCGCCGTGCAGACGGTATTGCGCAGCGGGGTAAAACTCGCGGAAAGATGGTGTAAGTATGATGGCATCCCGTGGTATGGGCGATATCCGCCCCTCAAAAATGCCCGGCGCTAAGAAAAAGGCGCGGCGGGATGACACTGATTTCACCCAGTACAAAGAGGGTGGCGAGGTAAAATCTAAGGTCAACGAGGCTGGCAATTACACCAAGCCGAGTCTTCGCAAGAAGATTTTGTCGCAGGTAAAAGCCGCAGCAACGCAGGGCACTAGCGCAGGCCAATGGTCCGCGAGAAAAGCACAGCTCGTGGCCAAGAAGTACAAGGCTGCTGGTGGTGGCTACAGGGATTGAAATGAAAGCACCGCAGAAATCGCTCAAGGATTGGGGTGACCAGAAATGGCAAACCAAATCCGGCAAGCCGTCTTCTAAGACGGGGGAGCGATATTTGCCCAAAGCTGCCATCAAGTCTTTGACTCCGGCTGAGTATGCAGCCACGACCAAAGCCAAGCGTGCTGGTAAAGCTGCGGGTAAACAGTTTGTGGCCCAGCCAAAGTCCATCGCAAAGAAAACAGCAGGGTTTAGATAATGGCAAAAACTACCGGCACCACGGCATTTAACCTCGACATGAACGACCTCATTGAGGAGGCGTTTGAGCGTTGCGGTCAAGAACTTCGTACAGGCTACAACTTCCGCACGGCACGTCGGTCGTTGAACCTGTTGACGATTGAGTGGGCCAACCGTGGGCTGAACTTCTGGACGGTTGAGCAGGGCCAGATTCCTATGGTGACGGGGCAGGCTATCTACCCCATGCCTACGGACACAATCGATTTGCTTGACATGGTAATCCGCCAAAGCAACGGCACGTCCAACCAGATTGACATCAACATCAGCGGTATCTCTGAATCGACCTACATGAGCTTGCCAAACAAGTTGGCACAAGGTCGTCCAATTCAGGTCTGGTACAACCGTCAGTCAGGTCAGGAAAACGTAACAGCTGTTACACTGACCGCCGCAATCAATTCTACAGATACCACCATCACGGTCTCGGATGTTTCCGCTCTTGCAACCGCTGGATTTATCAAGATTGACAACGAAACAATCAGTTACCCCAACGTAGACCCCGTAAACAACCAGTTGATCAACTGCGCACGTGGGCAGAACTACACAACGGCGGCATCCCATGCAAGTGGCGCGGTGCTAACGGTACAGAATTTACCCGCCATCAATGTGTGGCCCACACCCAACGCCCCCGGCGATCAGTACATGTTCGTGTACTACCGCATGCGCCGCATCCAAGATGCTGGCTCCGGTGTGACGGTTCAAGACATTCCGTTCCGTTTTATCCCTTGCATGGTGGCAGGGTTGGCGTATCTGTTGAGCATGAAGCTGCCGGATGTTGACCCTAATCGTGTGATGGGGTTGAAGGCCGAGTACGAGCAGCAGTGGGAATTGGCGCAAGCGGAAGATCGAGAAACAGCTCCATTACGGTTCGTGCCTAGGAACATGTTCTATGCCTAATCGGTTTGCATCAGGCAAGTACGCTATAGCGGAGTGTGACCGCTGCGCACAGAGGTACAAGCTCAAGGAGCTGAAGACGCAAACGGTTAAGACCAAGCCGTTCAAGGTAAAGGTTTGCCCTTCTTGCTGGGACCCCGATCATCCGCAGTTGCAGTTGGGCATGTACCCAGTTGATGACCCGCAGGCTGTGCGGGAGCCTCGGCCTGATGTGAGCTACACGGTCTCGGGGCAAAGTGGGTTGCAGATTTTGCTAACCAACAGCTTGGACGAAGAGGGTTTTGGTTACCCAGAAGCCGGTAGCCGAATCTTCCAGTGGGGGTATAACCCTGTTGGTGGCGCAAGTGGGTTTGACACGCTTTTAACACCAAATAATTTGGTGTTGGCGGTAGAATTAGGCACAGTTACGGTTGCAACGACATAAGGAGTCGATCATGGACAAAAAAGATATGGCGCAGGACAAGAAGATGGTGGCTGGAGCCGTGCACAAGCACGAGAAAAAGCTGCACCCCGGTCAGCCTATGACCAAGCTGGCCAAAGGCGGCAAGACAAACGCTCAGATGAAATCTCTGGGTCGTGGTTTGGCCAAGGTAGCCAACCAGAAGAAGTCTTCTTTCACATACAAAAAAGGAGCCTGACATGGCCACTTTTAGCAAAAAGGTAATGGGCAAGGAAGTCGGCCAAGCCGATGTCTATGCTCCGCCCCACACGATGGACGGCAAAGCCGGTGTGGACATTAAAAACAGCGGCTACCAAGGCGGTAACCGTTTGACTGCTAATGATGTGAACATGTCTGTTGGCAACATCAGTCGTGACCCATACAAAGAGCCAAAGACATCCGGCATCAAGATGCGCGGTACTGGATGCGCTACTAAAGGCGTGATGTCACGAGGCCCAATGGCATGAACTACGCCCAGCTTGTTGCGTCTATTGAAGCGTATACGGAAAACAACTTTCCGGATGTAACGCTGTCCGACGGGTCTATAGAGACCACGAAGGAGCAGGTTGACCGCTTCATTCAACAAGCCGAGCAGCGCATCTACAACACGGTGCAGTTCCCCTTTTTGCGCAGGAACATGACTGGCAATATTCAGTCGGGCAACAAGTACCTTGCAGCCCCCAATGATTACCTTGCCACGTATTCTTTGGCGGTTATAGATGCGTCCGGTAACTACGAGTACCTGCTCAACAAAGATGTAAACTTCATCCGGCAAGCGTATCCCAATCCAACTACGGATGTGGGCACGCCAAAATACTACGCTTTGTTTGGCCCAGCATTATCAGGGGCTACGATCACAACTGAACTAACGTTTATTCTTGGCCCAACGCCTAATGCTGCATATACAGCAGAGCTTCATTTTTACTACTACCCAGAGTCTATTGTGACTGCGGGTACTTCGTGGTTGGGCGACAACTTCGACACCGTGCTGTTGTATGGGTCGCTGGTTGAGGCGTACACGTTCATGAAGGGTGAGACAGACTTGCTGGCCCTGTACGACGGCAAGTACAAGGAAGCCCTTGCACAAGCTAAACGTCTGGGTGATGGACTTGAGCGATCTGATGCTTACAGAAATGGGCAATACCGTATGTCGCCGCTGCCTCAAAACAATGGGGTAGCATAGTATGGCATTCACGGGCAACTTTTCTTGCAACACCCTGCGCAGTGGGCTGGCCAACGGGACGATCAATCTGTCTTCGGACACCTTTCGCTTGGCGCTGTACACCAACGCCGCATCGCTTGACCAAACTACCACAGCCTACACGTCAGACGGGGAAGCCTCTGGCGGCAACTACGTAGCAGGTGGGCAAGTGGTAACAGCAACAGTGAGTTCTGCACTCACTACAACAGGCAGCGTCACCTACGTCACGTTTACAAACGCTTCGTGGACAGGCTCCATCACGGCCCGTGGGGCGCTGATCTACAAAGCTGGAGCTAACGGCGCAGTTTGCGTGCTGGACTTTGGCAATGACAAAACTTCAACCAACACGTTTGTTGTGCAGATGCCCGCTAACACCAGCACGTCTGCACTTATCAGACTGATCTAAGGAGCAACTATGGTCACAACCACCAAAGGCGAGATGGACGAATCCCTGCTTGAGAAAAAAGAAGGGTTTGTTGATAATGACCACGAGTACACAACTTGGGTCGAGTACTGGTTGGCCGGGGAACTTGTGCACCGTTCTGCGCATGTGTCCCTCAAGAAAAACGTAAGTTCTGCGGTAGAAGCCGCATCTTTTAATTAAGGAGCCAATCATGGCAGGGAAACCGCACATGCCAGAGGTTGAACGCTTTATGGCAAAGGTCAACAAAGCGGAAAACGGCTGCTGGCTTTGGACGGCGTACCGCATGAAAAGCGGATATGGACTTTTCAGAACACCTGAAAGACATGTGCTTGCGCATCGTGCATCGTACAGGCTTTTTTGTGGAACGCTGGATGAACGGGACGTCATGCATGCATGCGACACGCCTGCCTGTGTAAACCCAGCGCACTTGTCTTTGGGCACGAGAAAAGAGAACATGCAGGATGCAAAAGGCAAAATGCGCCTCTGTGGGGGAGAGTCCCATGGCCGGGCTAAGTTGACAGACTTGCAGAGAGAGTTTGCTAAAACAGCAAAAGGCACTCAACAGGAAATTGCAGATTTCTTAGGTGTTTCGCAAGGGCACATAAGTTATATTCGAAGCAATAATCAATCACGCAAACTTGAAATGGGCATAGCCCAAGAAGGGAACTATCATCGCTAATACTCAAGCAATGACAACCAGCTTTATGGGCGAGTTGATGACCGCAACGCACAACTTTGGCACTGCCCCAGTTCGTGCAACCGGCGCAACCGATTCGTTTAAGGGCGCGCTGTATTTGACAACCGCCACTGTGAACGCCTCCACCACTGCTTACTCTGCTTCCAACGAGGTGTCTGGCGCTGGCTACACTGCCGGGGGTGTTGCGGTTACTTTTGGAACCCCTCCTACGGCTACCAACAGTTCTGCCACAGCAGGTGTGGCGTTTGTCACACCTTCGGCCAGCATCACATACACCACAGTGACTTTGGCTACAGCGTTTGACGCAGTACTGATCTACAACTCGACGCAGAGCGACAAAGCGGTGAGCGTGCACACCTTCGGTTCACAGACAGTGACCGCAGGCACGTTCACACTGACCATGCCTGCGAACACGACAACCACTGCGCTGATCCGCTTGGCCACAACCTAATCTACTCGGAGGTAGCGCATGACTACCGCATGGGGCGAAGGCACGTGGGGCGAATATTCTTGGGGCGGCTCCCAGTCGGAGATCGCCGGGAATAGCGCCGCCGGTGCTGTAGGTACCATGACCGCATCTGTTGAGTTTCCTGTACCAATTACAGGGGTTGAGGCTGCGGGCGCGGTAGGCGCTATAGGGGCAAGCGAGATTGCGGTGGCGCTCACAGGCGTGTTCGCTTCTGGCGCGGTGGGGGATGTAGCTGAGACCAACAGTCCCGCAGAGGATGGCGTTGTTGCGCAGGGGCAGCTTGGCGTAGTTGTTTCTGAGCGTACAGTGGCGCTTAGTGGAGTTGAGGCATTGGGCGCAGTAGGCAACGTGGACTTTGCGTATGCCGCGTTTTTGTCGGGTGTAGAGGCTCTGGGTAACGTAGGCAACATGCTTGCCGCGCCCATCGGTACAGGTGTTGCGGCTGGAGGCCAAACAGGTACAGTAGGCTCTATTCGCACGGTTGCGTTGACAGGCGTGGGTTTGTTGGGCGCGGTAGGTAATGCTACTCCCGTGGTTGGCCCGACAGAAGACAGCGTAGTGGCGTTTGGCCAAGTCGGCTCAATTGCTTCTACCAGCCGCACAGTGGTGCTGAGTGGTGTGTCGGCTCGGGGGCAGGCGGGAACGACAAACTACTTTTACTGGACCACAATAGATGACAGCCAGACCCCAAGCTGGCAAAATGTGAACAACTCACAGACTCCCAATTGGGGGGACGTAAATAACTCACAGACCCCCGACTGGGAAGATGTCGATATGACTGTTTAAAGGACAAGAAATGGCTGTAACAAATTTTTCACCTTTGCTTGGACTGGCATTACCTACTACGGGTGACCTGTCGGGTACATGGGGCACAACGGTCAACGATTCCATCACACAGTTGCTGGACTCTGCGGTGGCGGGCACCACAACGCTTTCAGCAGACGCAGATGTCACTCTGAGCACGACCAACGGCGCGGCCAACCAAGCGCGTAATGCGGTTATTTTGTGGACAGCCAGCAACGGCGCAACCACCCGCAACATCACGGCCCCCGCTCAGAGCAAGGCGTACTTGGTCATCAATTCAGGCACAGGCTCCATCGTCATCCGTGGTGCAGGCCCAACGACTGGGGTAACGCTTCCCGCAGGCGCACGGGCGCTGGTGGCGTGGAACGGCTCTGATTTCGTCAAAATCGTCAGCAACCCAGTGGTGCTTACTTCGGACGTAAGTGGCGTATTACCTGAAGCTAATGGTGGAACAGGCGAGTCTACCTACACTAGCGGCCAACTATTGATTGGTAACGCAGCGGGCGGATTGACAAAAGCCACTTTGACTCAAGGCGCTAATATTGCGATTACCAATGGCGATGGGTCTATTACGATTGCTGCAACTGGGGTGGGGGCGGGCGACGTGGTGGGACCGGCATCCGCCACCAACAACATTGTTGCTGCTTTTGATGGAACTACCGGGAAGCTAATTAAAGCCGGATCAGCAGCCACTACGACGGTGGATGGAACAAATTTAATTGGTTACAAAAACATCCCGTACGTGACAGACAAGACCACCTCTTACTCGTTGGCTGTTGGCGATGTTGGCGAGGTTGTTGGCGTTGGCACTGGCGGTTCAATCACTATCCCTGACGCAACCTTTGCGGCTGGTGATGCGGTGCTTGTTTTCAACAACACCACAGGTGACATCACGATCACTTGCACGATCACCACGGCTTACATTGCTGGCACGGACACTGACGTAGCATCCGTGACGCTGGCTACTCGCGGCGTGTGCAACATCCTGTTCATCTCTGGCACGGTCTGTGTCCTCACTGGGAACGTCACGTAATGGCCCTCGTCCTCAAAAACCGCGTCAAGTCCACAACCACGACGACTGGTACGGGGACGATCACGCTCGGCGCTGCTGCAACGGGCTATCAGGCTTTCTCTGTCATTGGCGACGCCAACACCACGTACTACCTGATCACAGATGGAACCGACTGGGAGACAGGTCTGGGGACGTACACAGCATCAGGAACCACCCTGAGCCGAGATCAGGTCTACGCCTCATCTAACTCCAACGCTTTGGTGAACTGGAGCGCGGGAACCAAGGACGTGCTGTGCGCCCAACCTTCAGCAGTTACCCAGCCCGGAATCCCCTTCTGCGATGCCTCGGACATTGGCACAGACTTGTCTGGCTGGTCAGCGTTTCAGGCTGCGCTAAACCAAAGTGTTGTAGGTGGGCAGACGTTTGACAACAACGGTACGGACGGCATCGTCAGCACGTACAGTTTGGTGTACACGTTGGCTCAAGCATACAGGGGTGGGGTATTGGCCCCGAACGGGGATATTTATTTTGTCCCATTTTCTTCCACTGTAGGACAAAAAGTTTCCGCTTCAAATGCGGTTTCAACATACAGCCTTGTTTTTACAACAACAGGAGCTTATTTTGGTGGTGTATTGGCTTCAAACGGAGATATTCATTTTGTTCCATATTCATCTAATTGCGGACAAAAAATATCATCTTCTGGGGTTGTTAGCACTTACAGTTTGATTTACACAGCAACAGCCGCTTATGCGGGTGGCGTTTTGGCATCAAATGGTGATATTTACTTTATCCCAAGAGAGGCCCCTGTCGGTCAAAAAACTTCTTCCGCCGGAGTTGTTTCCACATATTCTTTAGTTAATACTGTAACTAACGCTTATTTTGGAGGAGTTCTTGCCCCTAACGGAGACATTCATTTTGTACCTGCCGGGGCTAGTCGAGGTCAGAAAGTATCTGCTTCTGGTGTAGTTAGCACATATTCTTTGGTCTATACAGCGGCTTCCGATGCATATAAAGGCGGCGTTGTTGCACCAAATGGGGATATACACTTTATTCCAAATCAAGCAAACAGAGGCCAAAAAATATCTATCGCTGGCGTTGTTTCAACTTACTCTTTAGTTTATACGGCAGGAGGCGCATACAACGGCGGCGTTCTTGCTCCAAGCGGTGATATTTACTTTGTTCCTGCCAGTGCAAACCGAGGACAAAAAGTTTCCGCTGCTGGGGTTGTTTCTACATATTCTCTAGTTTATACAACGACGGATGCCTATGCGGGGGGAGTTCTTTCGCAAGATGGAGGCATTTATTTTGTGCCAGATCGCGCCGTTAGAGGCCAAAAAATTTCCACCAATCCCGGCCAGCCTCTCGGCTTGGGCGTGTGCCTCAGCTCATTCTTGAACAAGTTCTGACCATGACATTCTTACTCAAAGATCGCGTTCAGGTCACCACGACCACTACAGGGACTGGCACGCTTACGCTTGGAGCGGCCTCTGTTGGCTACCAAGACTTCACCAACATCGGTGACGGCAATCAAACCTACTACTCCATTCTGAGCGGCAACAACTGGGAGGTGGGTATTGGAACCTACACCGCTTCCGGAACGACTTTGACCAGAGATCAGGTGCTTGCCTCAAGCAACAGCGGAAGCCTGATCACACTGGCTGGGACGAGCACAGTATTCATCCCCTTACCTGCGGAGACATCAGGCTTGGCAAACGCCACGGCAGACAACAGCAGCATCGGCACGGATGGTGTGGCGTTCCAGAACTTTAGTAAGAAGCTCCAGCGCAGCGTGAACGGCGGCGTAGCGTTTAACAACAACGGCGTTGCTGGGGTCGTCAGCACATACAGCGTAGTTTACTCGCCCACGTCAAACGGTTTTATGGGCGGCGTCTTAGCGCCAAACGGCGATATTCATTTTGTCCCTGTTTCCGCCAACCGAGGCCAGAAAATCTCTGCGGCAGGGGTAGTTTCAACATATTCACTTGTTTACACAGTAAACAACAACAGCTACGGCGGAGTTTTGGCCCCCAACGGCGATATACATTTTGTAATTTTTTCTGGGGTGCGTGGGCAAAAAGTTTCTGCCTCTGGAGTTGTATCTACTTATTCCCTTGTTTACACAAAATCCTCTGCTTATGCTGGTGGAGTTTTGGCTCCCAATGGTGATATTCATTTTGTGCCTTATTCTGCAAATTTTGGACAAAAATTATCATCGGCAGGGGTAGTTTCTACATACTCATTAGTTTATACGGGATCAGCTTTATACCGAGGCGGTGTTTTGGCCCCCAACGGAGATATTTATTTTGTTCCATATAGTGCAGTAGTTGGTCAAAAAATATCTGCCGCCGGAGTTGTATCCACTTACTCTTTGGTTTACACAACAACAGGGGCATACGTTGGCGGTGCTATTGACCCAAATGGAAATATTCATTTTGTTCCTGAAGGAGCCATCAGGGGCCAAAAAGTTTCCCAAACTGGGGTTGTATCTACGTATTCTCTTGCATATACGGCTGGCGCAGGTGCATCTGCTTACAATGGTGGAGTTCTTGCACCAAACGGGGATGTGCATTTTATCCCGCGCCAAGCAAACCGTGGGCAAAAAGTATCTGCCGCTGGAGTTGTCTCTACGTACAGCTTAGTTTATACGGACGGTGGAAAACTTCGTGGCGGTGTCCTGTCCCCTAATGGTGACATTTATTTTGTCACCGATGAAGGCGCAATAGGTCAAAAAATCTCTACCTGCCCCGCCACCCCCTTCCCATCCGATGTCTGCCTGAGCAGCTATCTGAACAAGTTTTAAGGACGCATCATGGCATTGGTTCTGAATGACCGGGTCAAGACAACAACGACCACAACGGGCACTGGCACGTACACACTGGGCGCTGCTGCTGATGGGTTTCAGGACTTCTCTGTGGTAGGTGACGGCAACACAACCTACTACAGCGTCACCGATGGAACCAACTGGGAAATCGGAATTGGCACTTACACCGCCTCCGGCACAACGCTGGCACGCACCACGATCCTTGAGTCGAGCAACAGCAACGCTGCCGTGAACTGGAGCGCAGGAACAAAATACGTTATTGCCACCTACCCAGCAGAAGCCACGCAGGGCACTGTGCCGACAGGTGACAACTCATCGGTTGGCACTGATCTGGTGGCTTGGACGAACCTCAAGAAGACGCTGGACGCTGGCGTGATCAACGGTGCGCCGTATAACAACAGTGGTGTTGCTGGGTTTGTCAGTACCTATTCTTTGGTTTATACAGAAACTAGCGCATACCAAGGCGGCGTCCTTGCCCCTAATGGGGACATCCATTTTGTTCCATGCAGCGCCGTTCTAGGACAAAAAGTATCTGCTGCTGGAGTTGTTTCAACTTATTCTCTGGCTTACACAACATCAAACGCATACGCCGGAGGCGTTCTTGCGCCAAACGGAGACATTCATTTTGTTCCACAATCAGCAACAAGGGGGCAAAAGATATCTGCTTCTGGTGTTGTCTCTACTTACTCTTTAGTTTACACGGCAGGTAGCGCATACGCCGGAGGCGTTATTGCGCCAAACGGAGACATTCATTTTGTACCGAGCGCCGCCGCCCGTGGGCAAAAAGTATCTGCTGCTGGCGTTGTCAGTACTTACTCATTGGTGTACACGACAAACTCAGGGGCTTTTTACGGCGGAGTTCTTGCGCCCAACGGTGACATCCATTTTATCCTGAACAGTGGAAATCGTGGACAAAAAATCTCAGCCGCTGGCGTGGTCAGCACGTATTCTTTGATTTACACAATAGCTGACGCATACCGAGGTGGCGTTCTTGCACCAAACGGAGACATACATTTTGTTCCGCAAGCAGCACTTAGAGGGCAAAAAATATCTTCCGCTGGGGTTGTTTCAACATATTCCCTTGCATATACAGCCGCTGCTGGCGGTAGTGCTTATGCCGGTGGTGTTCTTGCCCCCAACGGAGATATTCACTTTATTCCAAGAAGTTCAAATAGGGGCCAAAAAATCTCAGCCGCTGGCGTGGTGTCAACTTACGCTCTTGTTTACACCAACACTGGGTACACTGGAGGCGTAATAAACGCCTCAGGGGAAATCCATTTTGTCCCCGATCTCAATGGAATAGGTCAAAAAATTTCCACTGGCGTCCCAGTCAACATCGGTTATGCTTTATCTCCCTATTTCAATAAATTTTAACCAAGGAAAACACGTGTACAACAGAGACAAAATCATAGCTACGATGCAGGAAATTTACAATGAATCAAAGACGATTGCCCCCTACGTCTTGATTGCGCAACCTCGCCGCAACTTAGAAGAAACCGCTGCCCAAAACTTTGATGGGTACGACGGTCTGCACATTGACCTGATGGGTTTCTCCCACGGCTTTGTGCATATTGGTGGCGAGAAAGTTGACGTTGCACGTAACTATTTGATTGAGCAAGCACTAGCCTCTGGCGCTAAATATATGCTGTTCATTGGCGAGGATACCGTCCTACCCTATGACGGCTTCAAAGTGCTGCATGAGACAGCAGAGAAGAACCCAGACGCAGTAGTGACGGGTGTGTACTACATCAAATGCTCAGACGCAATGATCATGGTACGCAACAAGGATTGGATCACCATTCCTAACGTTGATCCGGGCCAGTTGATTGAGGCTTGGCAGACCGGCATGGATGTGATGATGATCCCTATCTCCCTCTTGCAAGCCATGAAGGACGAGGCTCCTGACCTGCCGTTTACTTGTATTGGCAACAACATCAACGATGAGATTCCTTTCATTGGCGAGGATAACTTCTTTGTCCACCGCTTGCACAAGCGCGGAACAAAGCTCTTGGTGAACACCGATGTTCAATGTCTGCACATGGACTTGGCAAGTGGCCTGTACACCGCGCATCCATCTGTAGACCTGAAGAACTATTACACAAACATCAAACCAACCCGTCCACTGACTTTGGATGACAAAGAGTTCATTGACCGTCGCTGGGCTGATCGCCTGCCTGAAGGTACTGGTAGTTACAAGTCTGTCATTGCCAAGCTGCTAGAAGAAGGCCAACCAATCAAGTTCAATATGGGCTGTGGTCGTGATCGTATTGACGGCTACCTTGGTGTTGATATGCACAGCGATACAGCCGACATCAAGCAAGACATCATGAAGCTAGACCTGCCCGAGCAGTGCGCTGACGAAATATTTGCCAGCCATGTGATTGAGCATATCCCCCAGCATCGCGCTCCTAAAGTCTTAGAGAAGTGGCTGGCTACGCTGAAAGACGGCGGTATGCTGGTGATGGAAACGCCCGACCTTGCGGGCCTGTGCAAAGACTACCTTGAGCAAGACGGTGCGGATCAGCACATGACGGCAATGTGCATCTATGGCGCTCACGTAGACCGCATTACTCCTGAGACGCAAGAGAAAGGCGCTTTGTCTCCACATCTGTGGGGCTACACACCGAAATCACTGGCTGACTTGTGTACGGCGGTAGGCTTTAAAGACATTAAAATTCTGCCAGTAGAAGGGCAGCATCCGGGTAAAAACTTTAGATTGGAGGCAGTTAAATGACCACCGTATCCCTTGAAGGTTTGCAATCAGGCGTGGCCGGTGAAGACCGCGCTGTTGCCATTCTGAAGGTCGAGCACAACGGCCAGACCTACGACTGGCAGCGCTACGTGCCTGCTGGCTCTGATCTGTCTACGTTCATTGCCGGACTTGCCTCCAGCGTTGGCGCTGAGATCGACGCCAAAGAGGCTGAGTGGGCCGCGCTGACACCTAAGACCCGCGAGGTCACCGACCCCATGACTGGCGAGACGACCGCTGTGGACATCGACAAGTCCGAGGTGGTGCGTCCTGACGTCCCTGATTACTACGCCAAGCGCCGCGCTGAATACCCTGCTTTGGGTGACCAGCTTGATGCGCAGTGGAAAGGTGGCGATGCAGCCACAGCCATGCAGGCCCGTATTCAGGCCGTGAAGGCTAACAACCCCAAACCTTCTTGGCTATGAACTTCGTTCTGTCCAGAGAGCATCTTGGAAAGATCGTCAGATTTGACGATCTGACCTTGGTGACGCTGCCTGAAAACGTCTTCAAGCAAGGCGACATTCTTGTGGTGTTCAACAACACGGACAAGTTCACCACTATTGAGTCCAAGATGGCTCAGACCTACCGGTCAGGGATGCCAAGGGTAAAGAGCCACTTGGAGTTCCCCCCAAGGTGTTTAATCAACGTGGTCTTTGTGGCAGACGAGATCGCAATCTTTACGTATGGAGTCTGACATGAGTGGCATTGTTTTGGCTTTTGTCGGCGGCTCCTACGGGGGGGCTGCCGTATTGGTGGTCAGCGGGACTTTTTCCGGAGGCCCAATCATGTCAACGCCGTTTGGCGGTTGACCATGAAAGACTGGTTCGTTGCCTTTGTTGCAGCGGCCAGTCTGGTTGGCCTTATGCTTTGGTGTGCATATGTTTTTATAAGGGTGGTTTATGGTTGATCTTGCCAAAGCCATTGGGGCTGTTGCTGCAAGTGTTGCCGCACTGGGTGGCAGTTACACACTTGCCGACAAGTTTGGCTTGCTTGACCGAGCCATTATTGAATGGACTCCCGAGCATTTTAAAATTGTGGCCGAGGCTGGCAAGCCCATCAACGTGACGGTTGCGCGGATCAAAAAACGGGACGATTGCTCGGTTGAGAGCTTCACGCCAAGCATCCGCGATGCGGCAGGTATGGTGCATGAAGCCACTACTACGGCAAGCAAGTTCAGTGGGCCAGCGGGGCCAGAAATTGACACGTTCACCTACCAACTCACGATGGTTAGGAAAGAAAAGGTTGCACCCGGCAAAGCCACATTGTTGGCAACCATCAAATACAAATGTCCTGAAGGGGAGCGTGTTGTGCAGTACCCCCGCCATCCCAACCTTAGTTTTGAATTGAAAGGATAAATAATGCTGTCACTATTTTCAACCCTTGGGGGCCTGCTAATCTCCGGCCTGCCCAAGTTGCTGGAGTATTTTCAGAACAAGGCCGACCAAGCGCATGAGCTGCGGCTGGCCCAAGTCCAGACTGAACGCGAGTTGCAACTGGCTGCTGCTGGCTTTGCGGCCCAAGCCCGTGTCGAGGAAATCCGCACCGAGCAGGTGGCGATGGAGACCGATGCCAGGATGACCGAGGCGGCTCTCAGTCACGACCAGAAGGTACTGGAAAAGGCCAGCCGCTGGGTTGCCAACTACGTGGGGACCGTGCGCCCTACAGTGACGTACATCTTTGTGCTTGAGCTGGTGGCGATCAACGCTTTCTTGGCGGTCTACCTGTGGAACCATCCGCACCTGATCACAAGCATTGATGATGTCATTCGCTATACCGACCTGATCTTTTCAAGCGACGAAATGGCAATGCTGGGCGGCATCATCGGGTTTTGGTTTGGTAGCCGCCAGTGGAGCAAGAAGTGAAACTGAGCAAGGCAGGTGAATACTTGATGCACAAGTACGAGGGCTTTCGCTCTCGGCCCTACCTTTGCCCAGCAGTCATCTGGACGACCGGCTACGGCCACGTCCTGTACCAAGAACAGATCAGGCTCCCCGTGGTGCGGCCACCCGGCAAGACCAAAGACGACATTCCCATGATTCGCAGCGAATTTCCGCTGAAACCGGAGGACAACCGTGTCTGGACAAAAACGGAGATCGACGAATTATTCCGCGCTGATGTCGGAACTTTTGAACGGGGTGTTCTTCGTCTTGTTCCCGGTGTGGTTGGGCGTCAAGGCTCTTTCGACGCTCTTGTCTCTATTTCCTTTAACTTTGGGCTAGGCAATCTCCAGCGCAGCACCATCCGCATGCGTGCCAACCGGAGTGACTGGGACGGTGCAGCCGAGGCTTTCCGTGCTTGGACCAAGGGCGGGGGCAAAGTCCTGCCGGGCCTCGTTAAGCGCCGCGAAGCTGAGATTGCGCTGTTCCTGAGTTAAGTGCGAAAATGTCGCAACGCTGAGGTATCCCATGCCATTATCAAAAATCCTGTTTAGACCCGGAGTCAACAAAGAAAATACCCGCTATACCACTGAGGGCGGCTGGTTTGATTGCGACAAGATTCGTTTTCGTCAGGGCAACCCCGAAAAGATTGGGGGCTGGACGCCCTACGCCTCAACCACGTTTCAGGGCGTGTGCCGCTCATTGTGGAACTGGGCTACGCTTGTAGGGGATAACTTGGTCGGTGTGGGCACCAACTTGAAGTTCTACATTCTTCGAGGCAACGACTATTACGACATCACCCCAATCCGCAAAACCGTCACGCTAACCAATCCTTTTACGGCCACGAACGGGTCGAATATTCTGACGATTAACGAAGTGGACCACGGCTGCGTGGATGGAGATTTTGTAAATTACAGCGGTGCGGGTATTGTAGGACTTGGCGGCAACATCACTGCGGCTGTGCTGAAGAACACGTTTCAGATTACCTATGTCAACGACGATGTGTACACCATTACTGTTGGCGCAACGGCCAACGCAACAGACGTTGCTGGTTCTCCCGGTGGTGGTTCGGTAGTCACCCAGTACGAAACCAATACTGGCCCCGCTGCGCAAGTGCCGCTGGTCGGTTGGGGTGCTGGGCCTTGGGGGCTGGGTACTTGGGGTAACGGGCAAATAACATCTACATCGCTTCAGTTGTGGAGCCAAAAGAACTTTGGAGAAGACCTAATCTACGGGCCTCGTGGCCAAGGCGTGTACTACTGGAGTGCCAACGTAGGTGTCTCCCCCATCCAAATTACCATCTCGATTGCCGCGCCCGGTGTGATCACACTACCTGCGGGTTTCTCATTCCCAGACGGTACGGTCATCACGTTTACCTCTACGGGCGCTTTACCCACTGGGCTGACTGTTGGGCAGGTGTATTTTGTAGTGAACTCCACGGGGGGCACATTCAACGTGTCCACAACCATCAATGGCCCCGCCGTCACCACCTCGGGCGGGCAGTCAGGGTTGCAGTTTATATCACAGCGCGGAGTTGACTTGGCGGATGCCGGGGATGCGGATACGCCCCTGTTCCAAAACGTCATCCAAGTTTCTGACGTGTCCCGGTTTGTGCTGTGCATGGGCACCAACGACTACGGCCAGACGTTCCTCGACCCCATGCTGATCCGCTGGTCTGACCAAGAAGACCCGTTCACATGGACCCCCGCTGCCACCAACCAAGCAGGTAGCATCCGTTTGTCGCACGGCTCAGAAATCATCACAGCGGTGCAAGCGCGTCAAGAGATTGTGGTTTTTACGGACACGGCTCTGTACTCATTGCAATATGTTGGACCGCCTTTTGTGTGGTCCACTCAACTGCTTGGTGACAACGTGTCTATTGTTGGTCCTAATGCGGCCATGATTGCATCCGGTGTCATTTACTGGATGGGTGTGGACAAATTCTACAAATATGATGGTCGTGTTCAAACTCTAAACTGCGACTTACGCCGCCATGTGTTCAGCGACTTCAATACCTTGCAGTCCCAGCAGGTGTACTGCGGCACCAACGAGGGCTTTAACGAGGTCTGGTGGTTCTACTGCTCCAAGGACAGCGATGTGGTGGACAAGTATGTGATCTACAACTACATCGAGAATGTCTGGTACTACGGCACTATGGGGCGCACGGCTTGGCTGGACTCTGGGCTGCTGGCTTTCCCAATCGCTGCAACGTACGATTCTGAAATTGTGCAGCACGAAGATGGTGTGGATGCCTACGCGCTTGGCAACATAACGGCGCTCCCGGCGTATATTGCGTCATCTGAGTTTGACATCGGTGACGGGCACAACTTTGGCTTTGTCTGGCGGGTGCTGCCTGACCTGACGTTTCAGGGGTCCTCTCCTGTAGCCGGGGTGTCAGGGTCCGGTATTCCCGAACCCAAGGTGGATATGACCTTGCTCCCCCTGCAAAACTCAGGATCAGGGGTAAGTGGGACGGCGTCTGGCGCGGTAACGCGGAAAGCTACGTATGCCATCACGGAACAATTTACTGGGCAGATTTACACGCGGGTGCGTGGGCGGCAGATGATTTTCCAAATTTCTTCGTCCCAAATTGGGACCACGTGGCAGCTCGGTGCGCCGCGAATTGACATCAGACCTGACGGGAGGAGATGACCGATGGGAATGCTTCAAAACCAACCGGCTCCTAACCTACCGCTGGCACCCAACGAATATGATGCAGTGTACATGTCGCAGTTGGCCAACGTGCTGCGCTTGTACTTTAACCAGATTAACGCTGTACAACGGCTGAATCTGGCCGGGCTAAATTTAGACTTGGGCACCCTGCCCACCGATGCAAATTACGACAGCCTACGTTTAGGTGATGTGTACAGAGATACACAGGGCGGCACGCTCCAAACGGGCACAAACGTGCTGCGTATTAAAGTGCCTATTGGGCTGTTTGGGGTACAAGGTTCTGGAGCGGTAGGCAGTGTTGGGCCTGTTGGGGGCACAATTACTCGAAATCTAACTGGTGTTTCTGGGTCCGGTGCAGTTGGCACAGTGACCCCTTAACACTAAAATGCAACATACTTGAGGAGATCACTATGGCAATGGGCGGAGTTGGTGAAGCGATGCTGCTTGGCGCGGCAATGGGTGGTGGCTCTGCTGCTTTGACTGGTGGCGATCCTCTTAAAGGTGCTCTCCTCGGAGGCTTGACTGGCGGGGTTGGTTCAGGCATCAGTGGTGCTTTGAGTGGCGCTGGCGCGGTTGGTACTGAGGCGGCTTTGGCTACTGCGGGCACTGAGCTTGGTACGCAAGCGGCTACGCAAGCGGCTGTCCCAACGGCAGCGGTATCAGCCCCTTCCATGATGGGTGGCCAGACAGCAACGCAACAGTTCATGGGTTCAATGAATCCAGCCACAGCAGGTGGTGCTGCGCTTCCGGGCAACATGGGCACAATCGCACCGGGTGTTGGTAGTTTTGCCCCCACAGGCGGTATCTCAAATCTACCTGCAACCGGCGGCACGTTCAGTGAGGGTATGGCACGGTTTGCCGGTGACCCAATGGCCTCGATAATGAGCAACAAGGGCCTTGCTGCTGGTTCGGCTTTAGCTGGAATGCGGGGCGGCATGGAAGGTCCTGAAGACCCAGAAGAATACAACGGCCCTTTGAAGCGTTTTCGGTTTAGTCCTGAGACGTACCGCGCTGCCCCATTTGCCGAAGGTGGTATCACTACTTTGGCCTCTGGTGGGTATGACCGTATGGTTGGTGAAGAGCCGATGTACCCATCTAATATGGCCTCTGGCGGTATCTCTAGTCTGGGCAGCTACTCCGATGGTGGCCGCATGCTCAAAGGTCCCGGTGACGGAATGAGCGACAGCATCCCCGGCGTTATTGGTGGCAAGCGCCCTGCGCGTCTGGCCGATGGTGAGTTTGTGGTGCCTGCTGATGTAGTGTCTCATCTGGGCAACGGGTCTACCGATGCTGGTGCAAAACAACTTTACTCAATGATGGACAAGGTTCGCAAAGCCCGTACAGGTAGTAAGAAGCAAGGTCGCGAAATCAACCCACGTAAATACGCTCTGGCGTAAGGAGCGCATATGCTGATTCCAAACAAACATAACGGCTATTCCTTTGATGGCATCCGTCTCTATCCGGCTGGTGGGGGCGGCGACGGGGGTGGTAGTGGCGATAGCGGTGGTGGGGGCGGCGGTGGCGACGGTGGGGGCGGCGGTGGCCCAAATGATTTTTATCCAGTTCCTAATACTCGTGGCGGTAGTAATTTTGTTGCGCCTGTTGCACCGACTCTTGACCCAACCAGACAAACGCAATTAAACGACATACTGCGCTCTGCTGCTGGGCAACCTTGGGGCCAATCTGGTGGGCAGTACAACAACGCGCTTACGCAAGGGTTTACCAGTAACCAAATCCGAGACTTTGCGGGGCAGATGTATGGAGCGCCTTCCAACGAGAACTTTAACCAACTGGTGACCCACGCTGGTATGACCTCGCCTACTGGCAGACCAATAGCGGGGTCTGCTCAGTTTTACCAACCTATCCAACAGCAGCAGTACCAGAACTACGCCAACCCATACACAGCGTTTAATGTAAGCACATATGGCACACAGCCTATGATGTCTACCGCTGCGCAATACCAAGCAAACACTGGTGGCAATCAACAAAACGTCTCCAACAGCATCAATAACTTTGTACGGCAGAACCCTAACGCCGATATGAACTCCATGCTGGCTGCTATGCGTGGGGATATAAACGCGTATGACGTGCAGACTGCTGGGGGTTTCAACAACTACGCCCCCCGAATGCCTTCGCCCCAGATGCAGCAATCATTTAATCCATTTACCAACAATTTTGGCGGGGGGTTTGGTGGTGGGTTCATGCCCCAAATGCAAACCCCGTTTCGCCAGCCTATCAACAATTTTGGTGGGTTTGGTGGTGGGTTTATGCCCCAACAACAGTTTACGCCGCAGATGCAACAGTTTCAACCTCAGATGAATATGGGCATGCAGACGCCCTTTAGTTCCGGGATGTCGCAGCCAGTGCAACGACCACAACCCGCTGCACCACGTTCGTCAGGCCCAGCACAGCCAATTATTTCCCGGTCTGCGGGTATGCGCGGTACACCCAACGTGATGCGCCGTGCTGAAGGTGGGATTACTTCTCTGATGGATAAAGCATGAGCCTGACGGTTCGCTCAGTTGACGTTAACCATGTCCATCAGGTATGGCCTATGGTGCAGGGCTACGTGCAAGAGGCGCTCGATAAGGGCGGGGACTTTCCTGAGTGGGCGAATGGGTACAACATCCACCACGTGCAGCAGTTTGTCTCCAGTGGCCAGTGGCTTTTGCTTGTCGCAGCGGACGAGGACAACGTAGTACATGGGGCAATGACGGTCTCGTTTATGACCTATCCCTTGCATCGTGTGGCGTTTGTGACCACTACAGGTGGTAAATTCATTGCAAACCCAGAGCTTTTGGAGCAGCTAAAAGCCTTGGTAAAACTTCATGGCGCGACTAAGATACAGGCATTCTGCCGAGAGTCTATGGTTCGTCTTTTGGCACGTGCCGGTTTTGAGCCGCGCAACACACTAGTGGAAACACTGGTCTAAGGAGAATATTATGAGTGGTGGCGGCGGACCTTCTAGTACAACAGTTACTCAGTCAAACATTCCTGATTGGCTGCGCCCTCAAGTTGAGCAGGTGCTTGGCGGAGCGACTAAAGAACTGTTTCAAACAACACAAACTGGTGTTGATGCCGATGGCAAACCCATCTATGACATCACGGGTACTAAGCCATTCACGCCTTACAGCTCTGATCCGTCTAAATACGTAGCGGGGTTTAGCCCCTTGCAACAGCAAGTTCAGTACAACGCTGCCAACTTGCAGATGCCCGGCCAATACAACCAAGCCACAGGTCTTGCAAATGCTGCTGGTATGGGCGGCATGCAGTCCGCACAACAGGCTCTTGGCTATGGACAAGCTGGGTTTCAGTCCGGCCAGCAGGGTCAGCAACTGGGGCAGCAAGCAGCGTTCAACGCGGCTATGGGCGCTAACCGGGCTACGCAAGGCGCGTATGGTTATGGCGACATGGGGGCGCAAGCCGGGTTCCGTGGGGAAAATATTGGCGCGGGGGCTGCGCAAGACGCACTTGGCCGTGCAAATATGGCTACGGGTATGGCGCAGCAAGCCGGTATGCAGGGGCAACAATCCGGGCTAATGGGTCAAGACATTGGCGTTCAAGGCGGAGCGCAGTTTGGAAACATGGGCGCTCAAGCGGGCTTGCAGGGGCAACAATCTGGGCTGCTGGGCCAAGACATTGGTATTCAAGGTGGTGCGCAGTTTGGTGGGATGGGCGCTGGGTACGGTGCGGATGCCGCTGCTCTAGCAGGGCAAGCTCAAGGCTATGGTGGGATGGGGGCTGGGTACGGGCAGCAAGCCGCTCAGTTAGCAAACACTGCTTTAGGTTATGGCGACCTGTCTTCACAGATTGGGCGTATGGGCTTGGATGCCCAACAAACCGGACGTGGCATCACCGGGCAGTCGCAAAGTTTGGCAGAGCGTCAAGCCGCTGCTGGGCAAGACTATGCCCGACAAATGACCGATCCGTACGCGCTTCAGCAGTACATGTCGCCGTATCAGCAATCGGTGACGGACTTGCAAGTTGAAGCTGCTCGTCGTCAAGCGGATATCTCTCGTACCCAGCGTGGTAGTCAAGCTGCCCGTGCTGGTGCTTTTGGTGGTGCCCGTCAAGCTATTGAAAACGCCGAGGCCGAGCGCGGCCTTCAGTCACAACTTGCCGCTATTCAGGCGCAGGGTTCTCAGTCTGCCTACGACAAAGCTGTTCAGGCTATGCAGTACGGCTCCAACCTTGGGTTGCAGGGCTTGAGCGGCGCTCAGTCTGGTCTAGGCACTGCCTTGCAAGGTGGGCAACTTGGTTTGTCGGGAATTGGCCAAGCTCTGGCTGGACAGCAAGCCGCACTGCAAGGTGTGGGGCAGGCCGGGTCTATGTACGGTCTCGGTATGCAAGGAGCGCAGTCGGGGCTGGCGGGGCTTAACGCCGCGAACCAAGCCTATCAAACTGGCATTCAAGGTGCGGGCATGGGCTTGCAGGGCGTCAACGCTCAGTTGGCTGGCACTGCCCAAGGTATGCAAGGCGCTCAGGCAGCTATGCAAGGTGCGGGTATAGGTTTGCAGGGTGTGGATCGCCAACTGGCGGGTACTGCGCAAGGTATGCAAGGCGCACAAATTGGTCTTTCTGCGGCGGATCGTGCGATTGCCGCTGGTCAGCTTGCACAACAAGGAGCCAACACAGGGTTAGCGGGTACTGCTCAGGCAATACAAGGGGCCAACACAGGTCTTGCAGGTATTGGTCAAGCCATCAACGCTGGTCAATACGGCCTACAAGGAGCGGATCGTGGGTTGGCTGGCACTGCTCAGGGTATGCAAGGCGCTCAAGTTGGACTGCAAGGTGTTGGCGCACAACAAGCGGGTTACGGCCTTGCTAATCAGTCTGCAAATGCCCTCGGTACTTTGGGTGGCCAGCAGCTCGCTGCGCAGACTGGCATCCTCAACTTGCAGAACCAGATCGGTGGCCAGCAGCAGTCTCAACAGCAGCAGATGATTAATCAAGCCATCCAGAACTTTGCAAACGCACAGCAGCAACCTCTGAACAACCTGAACCAGTACAACGCCTTGTTGCGTGGCTACGCGCTGCCGGGGCAAACTACAACTCAGTATCAGGCACAGGCAAATCCTTTGAATCAGATCACAGGCGCTGGCGCAACACTGCTTGCAGCAAATAACTTGACTAGAGGCGCAGCTGGTGGCCTGCCAAAACATTTTAAAAAGGTCAAGCGCAGTGGGCTGCATACACTGGCTTTACGTAATGCACTGAGAGGTTAATCATGAGCATCGCTCAAAGCATCCTAGCTAACCCCGAGAAATACTCGCTGGAACAACTGACGCAGGGCGTTGAAAACGGCGTGATACCGGCGTACATCGGCGTGCCAATCATCCAAGAGATGTTGCAAAAGCAGTCTCAAGCTGCTGCCATGGGTGGTCAGCAGATGCCGCCCGTCATGGATCAAGTGATGGCTCAGGCTGCACAGGGTCTGGAGACGCTGCCGTCTAATTTGCCTGAAAGCTACGCTGGTGGCGGCATCATTGCGTTCTCTCCCGGCGGCTCGACTAGTTTGACGCCTGCCGAAGTTGAAGCAGAACTTGAGCGGGCATCCCGTGAAGCAAATCAAGCGCAGACAGACCCAAGCAGGTTTTCAAATTTACGATCTTTTGTGGATGAGTACAGAAGCCTCATGCCGGAAAAGGACCCAAGAATAGCTGCCTACGAGGCGTCTATTATGAAGTCGCCTGAGCAGTTGGATGCCCGTAAAAAGCAAGACATGAATTTGGCACTTGCTCAGTTTGGTTTGAATCTTATGGGGTCAAAGTCACGCACGTTGGCGGGCGGTATTGGCGAGGCAGGCGCTCAGGCCATGCCTTCAGTACAGGCTGCAATGCTCTCGCGCAGAACAGCAGAGGACGCGGCGCTTAAAGCTCAGGCCGATTTGGCAAGAGGCGAGAGGGCCGAAGGCATTGCCGCACTTCAAGGCGGTTTGGGTCTTTACGGTAAAGCAGAAGACCGGATATCAGAAGAGCTTAGAGCCAAGCTGCAACGCGAGGCTGCATTGATTACGGGCAATAAGCCGACCGACATGGTTAACTATGTCAACACTTTTGTCCGTAATGCGCAGGCAGACCCAGACAACAAAAAGTCGGCAGATGCTTTGGCGCTGGAGGGGTATCAGAAGTACTTCACCGAGGGTCCAAGGCTTCCCGGTCAGGCGCTTGCGGTTCAACAAGGTATCGCAGGTGGGGCGCAGGCCGTTCAAGCGGCAGGACAAGACGTTACTCGTGAAGGTCAAGCGGCAACACTGAGAAGCAATGCAATCAAACAGTTCAATGATTTGAAACTGACTGATCCTATCAAGCGTGAATATGGCAGACTTGCAGCCGAAGACAAAAAGAACAAGGCAGCTGGAAACCCGACCACCCTAGCAGATCAATACAGACAAAGAGAGATTGATAAAATGGCAGCGCCTCCGGCTTCAAGTGCTCCGGCAGCCGGACAACCTCAACTTCCACCGGGCGTTCCACCGGGGTCAACTTATGGTAAAAAAGTGGCCGGGAAAGGGACGGAAGTTATTTACAACGGTAAAGTAATTGGATACGCCAATTGATATGGCTCAAAATTTCACCACCTTCACGCCGTTAGATACCGCTCCTAAATTCACCACTTTCACGCCTTTGGAGTCAGTGGCACCAAGCGTGGAAGATGAGGAAAGAAAAAAGCGGGAACAGACTCGTCGGCCAGAACAAGCCGCACCTGACATCCCTGCCGTGGGGACGATGGGCAATTTGTCTGATTTCTTTCCTGAGCCTGATGCTCAACCTCAAGCAGCGCCACAAACAAAAGGCGTGATCCAGCGTGTTGGTGATTTTTTCCGTCCGGAATTCAAAAGCGTTTTAGAGACGCCCCCGACAGCCGAGCAGCAGCAGCAAAACCGTGACCGTCGCTTATCCTACGGCGCAGGTCCAATCAATCAGCAAACCGAATCTGCTGCCAGCCTCTTGCGTTCTGGCGAGACTGGGACGCAAAGTCAAACTGTTCGCAGGGTTGCAAAAGCTATGGAAGAGCAGGGTCAACCGACCTTTGCTGACATGGCTGCTAGAGCCAAGAGACCCGCAATCGTTCAGGCCGAGAGAGATGCCAAGGCCGAGGAGTTTCGCAGTGCTGGTGAGTGGGCTGCTGATACGCTGTCAGGTATTAGTCAGGGCACAGTCGGCTTGGTTGAGTTGCCACTGAATATCTTTGCGCCCAGCGGCGGCTTGGCAAAATCCTTGCGCGAAACGCAAAAGGAATTGCAAGCTCAAGAATCAGATGTGCTTAAGGCGCAACGGGCGCAGCTGCTTGAGCGTGTGCAGAACGAAGATGGCTTCTTTGGTAAGTACTTTGCCACTGTTGAAAGCCTGATTACAAATCCTGCGATGGGTCTTTCTGAGGCCGTAAAGCAGGTGCCCAATTTCTTGAGCATCGTTGGTGCGGCCAAGCTGGGTACAGCCCTTACTGGTGCAGCGGTACACACAGCGAGTCGCGTTAGCCCAACCATAGCTTTGGCGGAGGCTATCAGCGGTAATGCCCTGTTGACCGGGGCGAGAGCTGCGGGCGCAACAGCTGGCGGTATAAGTGCTGCTACGCTGATGACCAGCGGTGATGCGGCGGGTAATGTCTACCAGACACTGACCGATCCCAAAAAAACCCCGATGTCGGTTTGGCGCACAAACCCGGACTTTCAAAGTCTTGTTGCTCAAGGCAAAACACCCAAGCAAGCCATTGAAGAAATCTCAACAGCCAAGGCACGTTTAGCTGCGGCCATCGTTGCTCCTTTGGGCGTGCTGGGATTCATGGGCGCTGAAGCGGCGTTTGTCGCGCAGGGCGGAATACGTGCTGCAATGCAGGCGGCAACACCCAAAGGCGCGGCCAAACTGGTCGGCAAAGAAATAGGACTAGAGCAAATTCAAGAAGGCGGCACGCAAGTAGGCGGTAACGTTGCCTCGCAGACGGTTAATCCACAGCAGAGTTTGCTTGAGGGCGTACCTGAAGCCATGGCGACTGCTGCTGTTACGTCGGGACCTTTCGCTGGTGCGGCTGTTGCACGGCAAATGCTGCAAGATCAACAAGCGCAAGTTGATCCTTTTGCCGAGGCTGAAGCCCGCAGAAGGCTTGATGTTCAATCATACGATCCCGGTCTTGTTGACCCTGCTTCTACTCGTCGGCCAACAGACTTTGATGCAGGCAAGAGACCGGATCAGTTGCTTGATGAGCGAGATGCAAGGATTGAACCCACGCTTGACGATGAAGCACTTATGAAGCAACCCTCCCCTCCAGTGGTGGGGGATGAGCTGTCCATGCAGGGTGATATACCGGGGATGGCCACTGAGGGCGACATAGCTGAGACTGATGTATCTCTTGCTCCGGGTGACACGTCAGTTACTCCGCCGGTCAGTGTAACACCTGTTACTCCTGTATCGACGCAAACACCAACCAAAGACAAATGGTTGAAAGCGATCAACGACCAAAACCGCTTGCAGCCAGAAGGCGGTGTGCAGTTAACAGTCACGCCCGAAGGCAAGCTCAATTTTATGGGCGACCCTAGCGCAACAAAGCAGGGCAGGGCGCTTGAGGCAACTTTAAACGAGGCCATCAAGGCTGGTGCAACGGTTGAAGAAATAGCCGCGTCCATTAACAGCGCCAAACAGCCCGCTCCACCAGTAACACCTGTTACTCTACCCCCTCCGACCAAAGCTGCCGAGTCTCTGCCCGAGACGCCAACAGTGCCGCCGGTAACGACACCCAAGCTGTTTGAGCCGCCAGTTGCTGGTCATGCTGTGGCTGACTTCCCTGTCGTTCAGGTGCCCGTGGCCGACCTTAAATTGTCGGAGGACGTGCCGCAATTCAAAGCTGGTGCGACTGACAAGGGCGTGGTTGATCCGTTGACCGGCAAATTCACACAAGAAGGCGTAGCGCCAATTGCTGTTTGGCGCAGGCTTGATGGCACGCTGGAGGTAATTTCTGGCCGTCATCGTTTGGACCTTGCGCAGCGCAGCAAGACCAAGTTCATCAATGCTCAGGTATACGACGAGGCCCAAGGGTTCACTGCTGTAGATGCCTCTACGCTGGATGCAGAGTTAAACATACGGGACGAGCAAGGAAAGGTAAAGGACTATGTCAACTTCTTCAAAGCAAGCGGTACGGACCGGGAAACAGCCGAGTCAAAAGGACTTCTGGGACGGGTTAAGGGCAAGCGGGGTTTCGCAATCGCAAATCAAGGATCGGATGCTCTCATTACCGCGCTTAACGGAGATCAAGTCGGCGACGAAGCGGCGTACTACATCGCGATAAACGCACCGAATGACGAGAGGCTGCAAGGCGTGGGTCTTCAGTCAATCATGGATGGCAAGTCTATGAACGCGGCTGTAAACACCATGCAAGCCGTTAAGGCTATGGCGGCAGAGCGGGACACGACAGCCGACATGTTCGGGTTTGACGATAGCCTGATCAAAGAAGCACAAGAGATGGCAAAGATTGCCTCCAAGATGCAGCAGTCTATTGCCTCCCGCTTGTCTGCTATTTCTGGTGCAGCAAAGAATCCTGCCATGGCCAAGGCAGAGGGCATCGATGTGCGTGATCCCGAGGCGGTCAAGCGGCGCATTGCAGAGCTTAAAGAGGTAAAGGCTGCGCTTGAGAACTGGTCAACAAACCCAGAGATCGTGGCCGAGATTCGTGCGCAACGTGGAGTAGCGGCACCGCAGTTTGAGTTGAAGGCCGAAACACCGCAAGAGACTGTCGATAGAGAGAGCACACAAGACGCAGAGCGCCGTGCTGCTGAAGAGAAGAATCAAGCCGACAACGAAGTTGACTTTTTCCAGCTCCAGCCACAGACGCAAGAAAAGACCGAAGCGCCAACGGAAGATATGTTTGCTGGCGAGGCGGGGCCGTCTGCTGAATTCACAGCGGCACGTGAGTTGCGTAACCGTGCGAATGATGCCTTTATCAAAGCGCAAGAGGCGCTTTTAAATGGAGAGATTAGCGGCGAAGACTATGAGGCATCCCGCAAGGTTTACGACAAGGCGGTTGCTGATTTTGAAAAGGCAAGCAAGAAAGAGCAGGGCCAGACAGAAACGCAGGCCATCAAAGACGAAACGGAGTTTATTGAGGAGAGCACCAAAGACAAGCTGGAAGCTATCGCTCAAGACTTCATGGTGGGCGACATGGTCCGCTTTGGAAGCATCTCAGGCACCGTGGTGGGCATTGAGGGCGACTACGTCCGCATGCGTCCTGATACAGCCACATCGCCGAAAGCATATCAGCGCGTACCCAAGACATCGCTGACCATTGTTGCTCGGCCAGACAACACCAGCATGGTGTCTTTCTCTAAAGAGCAGGACAATAAGTTTGGTGACGAGGCGGGTCAGCTCAATGCCAACATGGGCAACTTGATCCAGCTGCTTGGCGCAAACATGTACAGCTCTTCACTGGCTGAAGTGACGATCAAAGAGTTGTTGCAGAACTCTTTCGATGCCGTCAAAGGTGCTGTCGCCGACACAAATGCCAAGGGCGAGAAGATCAAGTCTCTGTACAAGACAGGGAAGATTGAGATCACGATTGACCAGCTTAATAGAACCATCACCATCAAAGACAACGCACGTGGCATGACGCCGCAGATTGTTCGTGATGCCTTCTTCACCGTTGCAGGATCGGACAAGTCTGATCTTCCACCGGGCCAGCGAAGTGGCGGACTTGGTTTGGCAAAGATGGGCTTCATGCTTGGTGCGGAAAACCTGAAGTTAGATACCGTGCGTGATGGCGTGCGGGTAACAGTGGACACATCGTCTACCAACATTGCCAACAACAACTTCACGATTCAGAAATCGCCCGCTCCAAAAGACGAGCACGGTACCACGGTCACCGTGAAGATTCCCGAGTTCTATATTGACCCGAAGAATGGCGATGAGCGACCCATTTATTTCCCGTACTCCGTCAGGTCAGTTAGCGCACTGAACCAGCCTCTAATTGGGCCGGTAGAAGTGTCGGTAAAGTTAAACCAAGACCCCGAAGTAGTTTTGCCTGTCGGCGTTAATTTTGCGGACAAAAATTACTCCAAATTCAAAGCAAACTTTGATTGGGGTTCTGCTGATATTTTCTTTGGCATTGAAAGGAAGCAAGACAGATACAGCATAAATCACAAAGTATTATCTGCGGGCGTTTACCAATTCAGTCCAGATTTTTCGTTGGATGATGAAAAAATTCCCTATGATATTGTTGTCAATATATCTCCAAATGTAGATGCCCGTCATCCTGATTATCCTTTTGTTAATAGCCGAGAGAATTTCAAAGACAGGATCAAAAAAGACGTTGAAGCATTGCAGGCGTATCTGGGTCAGATAGCACGCGGGCTTGAGGCAAAGGACTTGCAAGAGTCGTTTAAGGGCGTAGTGTCTATGCCTCGCATGGAGGCGGGTCAGGACATTGCTGACATCTCAGACAAACTCAAGAAGACATTTGACAAGAAAAAACCCGAAGCGCCATCGGTCATAAAAGAGTTGCCCAAAGAAGTGACGGTGACTGCCGACACTGTGACGGACACCAAGACCCAAAAAGTTTTGGTTGACGTAAAAGGCAAGGAAAAGGAAAAGCAGAAAGACGCATCGTTTAAAGGCAGTGTTACGCCCAAGTCTGCTGACTTCATGCTGGACTTAAAGCAAGACCCCAAGCTGCCTGCGTTCCACAACAACACCAACGTTGATTACCTTGAGATTGGTCGTCCGTATGGTGAGCCAGAGAAGTTCTTTGCTGAACTTGGCACGCTTGTTGTTGAAATGAAAGAAGACTTGGCCAAGAGTGGCATGTATGGATACTCAACGCTTGCACCTGAGAACCTGTTTTTTGCTGGCATATCGATAGACAAAAAATACGGCGGCGTTCACATCAAGGTGCCGTACAAGGCGGTCTTCATTAACCCGTTCTACAGCTTTGGTGCCCGTACCCTTTTTGGTACGCGCCAGCAGCAGTTGAACGTGATGATCCACGAGATTGCTCACACGGGTTCTATGGATCATGGTGTTGCGCACAACGCACAGATGATCAAAGTCGAGCAATACCTTGCGGACGAAGGCTTGCTTGACTATTACCGCGACGCTATTTTGGACATTTTGCGTCGGCACGAATCAACATTTACCGCGATGAAAGAAGCCTATGACCGATCTTCAACTCAAAACGTTGCAAAGTCTCTTGAGGATTACGAAAAAGGCTCCGCCGCAGCATCGGCTAGAGGAGATACAGGTGGCGCTGGAGACGCGACTTCAGCTGTATCTGCAAGAGGGGGACAAGGCCGGGGCGAAGGTGTACCAAGAACTCAAGAAGATGATGCGCAACAAGACCGTGGAGCAGCTGGAGAAATTAGCGGGGAACTTGACGCCGACAAAAGGCTAATAAAAAAATACAACCGGCCCGCTACTCCGCAGCTGGACCCAAGTCCGACAAAGACTGTCTTGGTCAATGGCGCGAAGGCAAGCAAAGAGTATTTGAAACTTGCTTTCGAAGACCCGCTTGATGCTCTTGGCACGGCAGCGAATGCTGTTGATCGCGGCGTGATGTACGCACGCAACAAGAACGTTTGGTTTGGCTCCGGATTGAACGCGGCTGACTTTACCAAGTACAACGGCCAACTGAAAACAAGTCAGGGGCTGGCGACTGGTTCTGTTGCGTTGGACAACGCCATTCGCGGGGGTCAGATTTCTACCGAAGTCATCTTCCAAGGCGGCATCAGGTTTGATCCCAAGAGCCTAAACTTTGTGGCCACCAAGAAGGCCAAGGGCATGCGCGGTGTGTATGAGGCCGAGGCTGCACTCAAGAAGAGGCTGGGAGACCAGCTGGGCACCGACATCATTCAGGGCTACCTTGAGGCCAAGCGTAGCCGCAGCATTCAGAACGAGTTTTTTGAACGCCAAGCAAAATTGGAAGTATTGCAAGCGGAGTACGAGCAGCTGCTTGAAAGCGGCGCGTCTGAGAAAGATATTAAGATTGCAAGAGACGATTTGGCTGACGCTAGAAAAGAGTTTAAAGACATTGAGATTGTGTTCAACAAGATCAATATGTCTGACCCTGAGATTGACGAGTTCATTGCCCGAGATCAAGAGCATCCAGAGCTGCGCAAGATCATGGACAACTGGTCTGCGGTCAACAAGAACATGCTCAATTTCTGGCGGCAGGTTGGCTTGCTTTCCACGAAACGATACGATGCCCTGTCGAACATCAAAGACTACGTGCCGTGGCAGCGGATCATGAATGACGAGACAGACATTCATTCTCCTGCGCAAACGACCAACAGAACGATGACCAACATCGGGCTTGAGCGCGTCTTTAAAAAGGGCACGCCCACTGTTATCACTGACTTCAAAGCCGAGAAGGATCAGCAGGTTTTCAAGATTCAGCCTGCCAAGGTTTTGGTTGTTGAGGTCAACGGCAAGACGATCAACCCATCGGACATCCAAGCAACCCCAGAGGGTGAGGTGCGTTTGAACGTGCCAATTGCTGAGGGTGATTTGGTTGTGTTCACGGCCAGCAGAGAGATTGAGAACATCATCGATAACATGACGCGCAACGTCATGCGTATGACGATGAACGGCTTGCGTCAGTACGCCGCACAAAGGATCGTTAACGAGTACGCCACGCGAGATGCCAAGGGCAAGGTAATGACCTTCCCCAAGGTTGATCTTGAAAAGGGCCGGTTCAATTTCATCGTGAACGGCAGGCGAGTGGTTGTGGAGATTCAGGACCCGCTGATTGCAGAATCCATCATTGGCATGGAGACGCTGGGTATTGCCATGTACCCGATCTTGGCAGCAGCAGCCAACATCACCCGTCGCTCAATCACTTTGTCTGGTGTGTTCCAGATCAAGCAGGTCTTCAAGGATGCACCTACTGCGGCTTTCGTTACTGGCGTTAAGAATCCTTTGGCCCTGATCGGCGGTGTGTACAAGGGCTTCCTCACAAGCCTGACCAACACAGACCCGACCATTCAGATTCTGAAGTCTGCGGGTATCGGTGGATTCCAAAGCGCAGCCAGAACCCCAGAGGCAGAGGTCAAGCGCCGCATCGGTATCATGAACCGCAACGTGTTTGACTTCATCATCAAGGGGCTGGACCACATCGGCGACTCCTCCGATATGGCGCAGCGGGTTGCCGTCTACAAACGTGTGCTGGCCGAGACTGGTAATGAGGCGCAGGCTTTGTATCAGGCTGCAAACGTGATCAACTTTTTGCACCACGGCTCAGGCCAAGCGGCTCAGTTTGTCGTGAAGACTGTGCCATTTGCTGGGGCGTATGCAAACTCCATCGACGTGCTTGCACAGGCCCTTGTTGGCGGCGGTCTTCGCGGCAACACCAGAGCAAAGAATCTTCAGCGGCTTGCGGTAACCGGCTCACTGCTGGCTACCACAACACTGCTGTACTGCATGATGGTGGGTGATGATGAAGAGTACAACCAGCTTGATGACCAGACCAAGCTGCGCAACTACATGATCCCCGGCACCAAGATCATGTTGCCGATGAACACCAGTGCGGCGTTTTTCTTCAAGGCCATTCCAGAGATGATCTACAACAAGATCGTCAAGGAAGGGACTGACAACGCCGTGGATGAGCGTCGCTTGCGGACTGCCTTGAAAGAGGCTGCAATTGATCTTCTGCTTGGCCCCACTCCCGTGCCGTCTGCGGTCAGGCCAATTATTGAAATTGGTTTGAACAGGGACTTCTTCACGGGTCGTTCGGTGGTGCCAGAGGCTTTGGCCAAATTGGATGCTGCCGAGCGATACACAGCAGAGACCAGCGAGTTGGGCAAGATGCTGTCGGGCTTAACCGGGACTGATGAGAAGCGCATCCTTGATCCTATGGAGGCAGATCATATTGTTCGCGGCATCTTTGGCACAACGGGTGCGATGGTGCAGTGGTTCTCAAACAGTATTGGTGCCGCAGCTGGTGAGCGGATTGCGCCCACCGAGAAGCAGCAGCCACTCACTGGCCCGTTCTTGCGTGCAGATGTACCGCGCCGCAACGAAGACTTGTTCTACGACTTTAAGAAACTTGTGGACAACAAGTACGGCACTTATTCAAAGATGATCGAGCGCGAAGACTACGAAGCTGCCGACAAGTATTTGGAGAAGCACGGTGATATCGTCAAGTCCTACGAGTACACCAATGAGCTGGATACGGAACTCAAAGAGATCAACGCGATGATTCGTTACTACGGTGAATCAAAAGAGACAACCCTGACCCCCAAGGAGCGTCGCGCAGAGGTGATTGATTTGCAGAGACTCAAGCAAGAAATCCTTGACTCGGTCATAGAGTTCCGCAAAGAGGCTGGGCTATAAAAATGGGGGGCCGAAGCCCCCCTAAATGCCAACCAAGGCAACTGCGGTGGCACACCTAGTCTAGCGTGTGGATTAGGATCGTGCAACCGCCGCCCTTTTGAATTTGCTGCCGGGTGACGTGCAGCTCATCAATTTGGCTATCTGACTCATAACATCCAGCGTGTTCACAGGCATCAAGCAAAGCCTTGAGCACGTTGTCTACGTCCCGCTTTCTCCTATCAGGCGGGAACAGTGCTACATGCACAGCCAATCGCCCCTCAAGGGCCTGTATGCCCTGCGCTGCACACTCCTCCGCCACGGCCATACGAAACGCCCGCCCATGCTTGCTAATGTAGCGGATGTTCCCGCTGCTCATCCAGTAGTGGTTCACGCTTGGCGGATACGGCAAAAGAATTTGAATATGTTTTGTCATAGGCGAATCGTAGCAGCTGTTATGCTATGATGCAACACATGAATGTAAATAGGTACAAGCAGTTGACAGTACTGGAAAACTCATGCACAATTTAATTGTGTCGCACTAACAGGAGGTGAAAAGACATGAAGCTGACCAACAAATTCAACATCCCGCAAACGTTCGTTAACGTTTTGCGCCGACCAACATACACGAAGGGAGGGGCAAACCTCAGCGTTACCCAGCTAATCAACAGCCCCAAGATAGTGAGCTTGACCGCAAAACATCAAGGGGAATTAGAGGAAGACGTGGCAGACATGGTCTGGTCTATCTTTGGTTCTGCTGTTCACTCCATCTTGGAGCACGGCAAAGACGACAACCATATCGTTGAGCAGCGTCTTCATGCTCAAGTCAACGGCTGGAACATCAGCGGAGCAGTGGACTTGCAGATTGACTCTGAGGCCGGAACTCAGATACGCGACTACAAAACAACGAGCGCATGGGCGGTGATGAATGAAAAGGCCGAATGGGAACAGCAGCTCAACATCTACGCATGGCTTGTTGAGATTGTCAGGAACGTGAAAGTCATCGATCTTGGCATCGTTGCCATCATCCGCGACTGGAGCCGCAGGGATGCATTGACGCGGGACAGCTACCCAGAAGCGCCGATCAAAGAGCTGCCGATCAAGTTGTGGACGATGGATGAGCGCATGGCATTCATCAGCGACCGCATTGAACTGCACTCGGCTTGTGATTTTGCGCTGGAGACGGGCGACGATCTGCCGCCTTGCACTCCATCGGAAATGTGGGAGAAGCCTGCCGTTTATGCGGTACGGAAAAAAGGTGGTGTCAGGGCAAAGTCTCTGCACAGCACACAGGAAGAAGCAGACGATGCTTTGGCTGCTTTGGGTAAAGACTACGAGCTGGACCTGCGGCCCGGAGAGAGAACACGCTGTGCAAATTTTTGCCCAGTCAATCAGTGGTGCGATCAGTGGCGCACCTTTCAAACCAAGTAAAGGAAATATATGTCTGTACATCGCAAGTTAATGGCGGCGCGGGTCCGTCTTTTGGATACCGAACTGAAGAAGTCGGGCTTGAATAAGTTTGCTGGATACAGCTACTTTGAGCTTGGCGACTTTGTGCCAGCCATACAACAAATCTTTCACGAAGCGGGCCTGTGCGGCGTGGTGTCGTACAGCATTGAGTACGCCACCCTGACCATCACGGATACAGAGGACGGCACGGTCATTGTGATTACATCTCCAATGGCAGATGCAAACCTCAAAGGCGCACACCCCATACAGAATCTTGGCGCGGTTGAATCTTATCAACGCCGTTACCTGTGGATGACCGCAATGGAAATCGTGGAGCACGATGCGATTGATTCATCTGACTCTGCCCCCAAGAAAGCTGAGGCTCCTGCTGCGCCACCTGCCCAACCTCGGCCACCCGCTGTGATAGTTGGCAAAGATGGAGAGTTTCAGATGAAGATTGAGCTGATGCCAAAGGGGTCTCTACAAGACTGGCTTGCCATCATCAACGATTCGGTTGAGCTGCTGATTGGTCAAACGCATTCACAGAAAGATGTGAAGCAAATATTTTTAAGGAACAAGCAATTATTCGAGGAGGTCAAGAAACAGGATATGGATTTTTTCAAACAACTCACAGCCAAACTTTCAGTAGCCCTTAAACAATTTCCGGAGGTAGCATGAGCTATACACCAAAACCAAACACTGGCACCTTGTGGCCCAACGATTACAAAAAAGCTGAGAACCAGCCAGACAAGCGCGGCGATTTACTTTTAGACCGCGCTTTGCTCAAGCTGTTAATGAGCAAGACAAACGACGACCTGATCAAGATCACCATCTCTGGGTGGACGCGAGTAATTAACGGCAAGGATTGCCTGTCCATTGCGGCAGCTGAACCATACGTTAAGCCCGCATACAAGCCCGCGCCGGAAGATGATTCGGACGTGCCATTTTAGAATGGCTGCCCTTATGAAAACTCTACAGTTTGAGGCCGTGAAAATGGCCATGAAACAAGATAAGGAGGGTTACGTGTTGACCCTCCGCATGCACCCTGACGAGGTGCCTGAAGACCTGCTGCGAGATTTTGTCGGGGCGCGGTATCAGTGTGTTCTTGTCAGGCTTGATGGGAACGACAGGCCCATGAATAAAGAGGCTGAGTATGCAGGCGACAGGCTTGTGCAGACATCGGGTGTTCTTTGCAGAGACCCTGATTTCTGGAACTTCTTGTTTGAGTGTTCGCAGATTGCGGTGCCGTGTGAAAAAGATGCGACCGACTGGCTGCGCAGTCATCTGGGCGTGCAGACTCGCGCTGACTTGCGCACCAACATCAATGCGCGTGAGCGTTTTAATTTATTGCACGAGGAGTTTATGACATGGAAGCGCGAAAAAAACTGATTCCGTACTCGGTGTATTTGCCGCCAGAGTACTACGCAAAGATCAAGGAAGCGGCTAAAGACCGCAAGGCATCTGGCATTGTGCGTGACGCTATCTTGCTCATGCTTGATGGGGGTGACGCCTACAAGAGTGGATACAACAAGGGCATCAAAGATGCGGCCCAAGTTGTCTACGAATGCAAAGAAGCTCAGATGGTTGCCATCAAGGGCCGGGACATGGGCGCTGTTCTGACTGAGCAAATAGCCTTGTTGAAGATGGCGTGATCCATCGTTGACGGGAATACTTTTAAAAACTTGAAATTTGGAGAATTGAAATGAGAAGCAAGACTAAGGAAATGTTGAATTACATGGCACAGCACCCTGAAAAAACGGTGTCTGAAATAGCGAAAGATTTGGGCTACCACTACCAGACTGTTTACATGGTTAAACGTAACCACATGAAGAAGACGGAGCCGAAACTAATCATGGAATACGTTGCTCCAGAAAAAACAGACCCGGTGAATAGCCCTGCGCACTACCTTGTTGGCGGCATTGAGACGATTGATTTTATTGAAGCCAAGCAGCTCAACTACAACCTTGGCAACGCTGTGAAATACATTGCTCGGTCAGGACACAAGGACGACCGCAAGCAAGACATTGAAAAGGCCGTGTGGTATTTGAAGAGAGAAATCAGCCGAATGCTGTGATCCTCATTTAACAATCTTAACAAAGGAGACGGTGAAATGACTAAGACTGTGCCTTGGGTGCCTGTGGGCCACCCTAATTTCAAATGGACTAGCGGCGCTGATGTTCAAGCACTCTGGAGGAAGTACGGGTGGACGCCGCCCAGTGAAAAGATCACGCCGCCGCCCGTGATCAAAAAGGAACCCGAGTGGGTAAACGTGGTGCGTCGGGTTAAATAAACGCCGTCAAGGAGAACACATGAACGACGAAATGAAAAAGGCTTGGGCGGAGATCAGCAAGATGCTGGTTGAACCAACCCCGATAGAGCTTGACGTGTTCCTGCGCACATGGCAAAGGGCCATACAAGCGGAGCGTGAGGCAATTCGCAACATTGTTGAGGATGAGATCAAGCGCATCAAACCTACGTACTCCCCTACGGCGGACATCATTCTTCGCCGCATTTGCGAGAGGGGGCAAGCATGAAAAAAACTGAAATTGAACACATGTGGAAAGTAGCTAGTAACAACCCACACCACGATACAAATTGGCATGACCCAGTTGTTGTGGCCTTTGCCCAGTTGGTGGCAGCACACACGTTGATGAACATCGACCCATCCAAATTCATGTCGTACCAAGAAGCGTTTGAAGCGGGACGGGTTGCCGAGCGTAAGAATTTAAGCGCGGTACTACGGCAAATGCACGATGCGTATTCATTGGCAAGCGACCCGTCAGGTCTTAAGGTAAGGGGGCAAGCATGAAAGCCATCATCGAATACATCAAGAAGTTGTTTACCCGTGTGCCCCCTGCGGTTACGGACGAGCATTGCCCCTACTGCCACGGCCTTGGCTATGACAGCAGCGGGTTCACCTGCTCATGTCTGAGGGAGAAGAAATGACGCCACTCATAAAAGAAATGGTCAAGATGGTGTCTGTTGCAAACCTTGACCCAACGCAGATGCAGTGGTTTGATGTGACTGGAGCCATCAAAGAGTACATTGGCTACGACCAACGCAAGTACCTG